TTTTCAGGGTTGAAGAGTTGAGGTCTTTTCTTCAATCTCCATTTCTTACTACCGTCAGTGTTAGATGCTAAATGATCTTTTAAAGCATTTATATAATATTGTAATACTTCATCCGGGTCAATTGGTGGAGTAGGAGGTGCTGATATCTTTATTTCATTTAATTTAGTTATATCAGTCCTTTCATTAAAAGCATCTAAACTTATCTTATTATCTGAATCAAATTGGTAAATACCAGAGCCTTCAGGATATTCCATTAAGACGATTCTTAGAATTGAATCTTCAAAACCTGGTATCTCGGGAGAAGTTACAGCAAAGAAATAAATTAAATTATTAATATCGTCTGGGTGTTTTTTGGCTAAATTTGCCTTGTACCCTATTAGTTTTAAATTGGAGCTATCTTTAATTCGTTCAGAATACCAGGCTGAATCATCCTTAAAATATATGTCTAATACCTCATCAGGTGGAACTAAGTTAAATGCTGGTTTAACCTTAATCTCATCAATTCTTATTATACCTTCATCAGAATCAAATTGATTCCTAGGAATTGTAGTGAGTTTTATAAATTCGTATGGGGTTGATTCACGGTATTTACGATAAGTTAATCTCTCAATTCCATCTGGGCGTTGAGAATTAGATACATAGTAAATAGCCAGAGGGTATTCTTCAGATCTTTCTCTTTCTTCATAACCTACAATTTTTAATTCAGCAGGCCTATTCGGATATGTTCTGAATAATGATGGGTCCAGGAGATGCTTTAATGTTTCGAGTTGTTCTATTACTTCATCGGGATCAACTTTAAATCCTGATGCAGGTTTGACCTTAATTTCGTTAATTTTAGTTATATCTTTCCTGTTTTCAAAGTCATATGAGGTTATGAAGTCTTCGGCGTAGTATTCATACACACCTGTTGCAGGATCTTGCTTTAAAATTATTTTAACTATTTGATTTTCATTTCCAAAATTGAAAAAATAAAGCAAATACTTTTCATCATCCCTATCATAATCTTTATAACCTATAAGTTTAAATCCTGGTGTATTTTCACGAGGATTCCAATGAACCATTTGGTCAAGAAACATTTGTAAAACCTTATCTGGGTCAACTTTGAATGGTGTTGCAGGTTCAATCTTAATTTCTTTTAATATATCTGTTAATTTCATCCTTATTCAATACTCAAGTTCAATTGCTGCTACCCTAATACCATCTAATGTACGGACTATATAACCTAACCCATAGTCACTAACAAAATTTTCATCGTTTTCTGCATCCTCTAAAAACCTAAAAATAATACTCAGTTTTAATTCGTCACCCACTTCAGGATCATCACCATCATCAATAGTAGCATTCATTTTTACTTCTTGTGGATTAGTCCCAATTAACTCTATACTTTCTATTGTTTTTATAAAGAATTTTTTTTTAATATATTCTAAATTATTTTCTATAAGAAATAATAGTTCACTAGGTGCTTGAATCCTAATCTCATTTAACAGGTCAATCAATTTCATACCTATAAATATTAAGAAAAGTTACATCTTAAATAATCTGATATTTCTTACTATCACCCATTGATTTATATTTCGAGCAAATCGAGTTGCTTCTCTTAAATCTGGAAATTCACGAGTCAATTCTTCCCAATAACCAGGGCGACTGCTGCTATCCATATTGTAGCGATTGTAAACTATTTTGTACATAACCTTAATTTTGTTTTTTAATTATTATTTTACCAAAACACATTCCGAATAATAAAAATGCTAGAATGTTTTGTGTATAAAATCCTATACACCAAAAAGTAAAACCAAGCAACGCCCAACCTAAGTTAGTCAGTTGTATCATAAAGATTGTATATTTGTGGAGGTTTAAGCTTAAGGTAGATTCTCTATTTGATTTATAAACTCAACTAAATACTTATAGTCATAAGTTGATCCAATTTCTAGAACATATTTATTTCTACCTAAAGGGCGAAGAAATTGGTCTGGGTTTTGATTAGGTAAATCCTCTAAATATTCTACTGTAAATACCTTAGCAGGAATCGCACCATACTCTGGGATTGTGAATGAATGGATGCTTCGAGGTATGTTAGCTAGTTTTAATCTAACTAACCCATTAGAAGTTGTGAATGAATCTCCTATATTTGAATATGCTAAATAATCGTCTAATGAAGGTAACATTGCTGATACCCTAATTTCGTTAAGTAAATTAATTCTTCTATTTTTGTAAATAAACTCTGTTATATCAAAATTACCTTTCATGGTGATAAATATAAAGAGATTATCAAGACTTAATTACTAAAAGTAAATACTTTACTCTTAATTTTAATTTTTCTAATAGTGGAGACATTAATCATTCTATACTCAAATTTCTCCATATCAAATACAGGTAGAAGGTTTTTAGCTTCAGCATTATATGCTAAATTACCTCCTCTAAGATGATTAACTACTCCTAAACGAGCTTTCATTTTACGAATGCTACCATCTTTTTTGATAAATTCTACAGAGAAGATTTTACCATCAGATGCTAGTGAGCGAATTTCTAGAATTGTCATAACCTTTATTTTTAATTTCTTATATAAAGATACGAAACATGTTTCAATCTTCCAAATCAAATTGTTATATAAGCTTCGTAATCATAAAGTTTAGGAGAGTATTGAGGATAATCTTCATGAGTAGAATAATTAACTATTTCCCCAGTCTCCAATACTTTACTTTTCCACTCCCACAAACCATTAATATCTCTTTCGGGCAAACTAATTACTTCTACTATTACTTTATAACCATATTGGAATTCATAATGAATGTCTCCAATTTTAATATCATTTACTTTGATATTACCACGAGTAGTTACAGCTTTCATACTAAATTTATTTTAAAAAAGGTGGAACCTAACAAAACCACCTATTATCCTAAATACTAAACCGGTGTTAGGTTTTTTTATTTTTTGGTAAGGGCACCAATACGTTTATCTAAAGATTTAAAAAGTTCTCTCTCAATCAATAAAATATAAGTTGAGAAATGAAGTGACTTTTCCCTAGGAATTAATTGCATAGCTGAATCTAATCCTTCAGTAAGAGAGGATTTGAGTTCTGAAATTAATTCGGGGGTAAGATTATTTTTTAGAGGCATAACCTAAAGCTAATAAGAATATTGCTAGAATAGTTCCTAAAATGACAATAATGGGTTTCATTGGCTTTTTAACTTTTGGTTAAATTTACAAATTATTTTTAGAGCAACCAAATCATTTATAATGATATTTGTAAAAAGTTTCAGTCATTAAATGACCTTTAGTGGAGCATTTAAGTGCTTCTTCAAATGTTGTAAAATAGTGAGGAATCAGGTTAGGTGTTTCCACCACAACCCAGTCTTCTTGTTTAGTTATATCTTTATACATTGGTATTGTTTCGAATAATACGAACCAAATCTTCTAGATCACCAGCACCTTTAACCTTCAGAGTTAAAGAATCAAAAATATAGGCTTCCCAACCATTTTTAGCTGCTTCATCATCTGAGTTTGACATAATACAGATGTCACCAATATCTAGAGTGTAGTAATAGAAATCAGTGTCATGTCCTGATTCTTCTATTGTTACTACTACTTTCTCAAAACCCAATTTTTCAAAAATTTCTTCAGTCATAATATTTTTATTTATGTCCCCAAGATATACAAAAACCCCAACGACCCCAAATGAAATCTACACAGTAATAACCAAATAGGATCTTATCGTAAACAAATTTGATACAAGGTATAACAACAAACTCGTAGGATTGTTCGTAACGCTCTATTTTCATTTTTTATTTAGGTTATAATATTCTTCATAGTTTGAATAAGCCAAACCCCACATCACATTAAACCACATCATCTCTTTTTCAGCAGCTGCTGCTCGCATTTGAAGATTTTTCATAAGGTATTTTTTACCCCATTTCTTAAATTCCTCCCCTTGCTCAACAGTCATTGTGTATTTCTGGTACCATTTTTCTACGCCTAGAATATCATCATAGGTAACATTGTGACCTGCAATTACAAACATTTGATTGATAAGGTCTTTGAGTGCCTTATCTTTCTTTTGGTCTCGAGTTAGTCGCTTTGCCATATTATCCAAAATAAATTAAATTATTCTGTTGTTTTTAATTATACCTAAATATACTAACTAAGTTAATACGAACCAACTTTTATTTTAAGTAAGAGAGGATTATTCGTCCTCTCCTACCCAATCTTTTTTAAAAGACTCTAACTCTAAATCCAACTTCAACTTCAAGTAAGCCTTTATCTGATCAAAAGTAAACTCCTGATCTCTATTTAATTCCAGACAAATTGACTTTACTACACCCTCGAAAGCTGTGTCCAAATAGACATTGTGTGACTCTTGAATCTCTTCAAACATAACCTTTTTATTTTTTATTATACGTAAATATACGAACTATTCTTTGATAAATCTATTCTTTTATTTTACTTCAACTGAACTATGTACTTGCCAATCTTCTTCACTCTGATAATTCTCACTGAATTCAGTTAAAGATTCTACAAATCGACAAAAACCGTCATCTGCTACATAAACGTAATTAAAACTGCCTTCTTTTTCGTCAGTATAAAGAGAATCAGACTCGTCAATTACTGTCATATTAAAATGCTTATGTAATAGATCAAAAACTTCCTTTACTGAAGTAAAGTCTTCAATTTTAAATAAATCAGTTGATTTGTTGTTTTTATCTTTCAATTCGAATAACTTCATAACCTTATTTTTTATAATTATGTCTAAAGATATGAACTATTTTTCAGATAACCAAACCTATTTATATTTTTCTTTTAAGATAATATCATAATAGTTTATTTTCTGCTTTGGTTTACCTGGTTTATAACTAGTAAACATAAGGGGAAACTCTTTCTTACATTGCTCAATACGTTCACGCTTAGTTCCTTTGGTCTTGTAGGTGTAAAACAAGAATGCTGTCCAGTAAGGGTCAGGGTGTGAAGTCCAAACTGTAACTGCAATCTGCCATTTAAAAAACACAAACGACAAAACTGGAGAGTATTCGTAGCGATAATCTGTCTCAGTCCATTTTGTTTTCCATCCTAAACTGCAATGATCGAATCCAACTTTTCTAGGCACAGATATTCTATATCCTGGTTGAGTAGGATTCTTTATCCACTTACGAGGTAAAAAATAAGGCACACCAATAGCGATCTTCCCAAAGTACCATCTGAGGGAAGGTCGCTTGAATGGCGAGCAAAATGCTTTTAAATACATTAATCTATTCATAACTTACATAATATCAATTACAGAGGGTATCAATTGTCCATCTTGATAGACAACATAACCATTGGTTTCTTGAGCGTCAATTAAATAATATTTAGCACCCATTGATTTTTTAGTAGTTTCAAATGAATCAAAAATATTTGTTACTTGAGTATGTCCTACTATTTGAATATAGTTCTTCTTAAATCCTCCTTTACCCTTATTAGCTTTCATTAAAGCTCTAGGGCGAATCCAAAATGGACCTTGTGATTCATCATCACCGTAAGGATCCCAACCAGCTTGACTAAAATTGAATCGTTGTGGGTGATAGGTAAACAGATCATTTACCAGTTCAACTACATTTTCATGTTGCCAACCTGGTAAGCAATAACTTAGCCATACAGGACTCAAACCTGCATGAGTGCAGATTATATTATCGAGTTGATAAGCAACCTGTAAGTGGTGTTTATTTTGCTTTAATAAATCGTGAATATCCCAATGCAATGCTGCTTGGTGACCGCTGTAAGTCTCACCAGCATCCATGTAATGGTGATCGTGATTACCAATCAACATGATAACTTCCTTATCGGTGTTCTCTTTGAACTCGATAATGTCTTTGAAGTTACGGATCTGAGATACACCTGGGATATCAAATGAATCAAAGTAATCTCCCCAGAAGATAACCCGGTCAGGGTTTTCTGCTTTGATAATATCTTTCCAAATGGAACGACCGTGTGTATCTCCTAGGAAGACTGTTTTCATTTCTTATTAACTAATTGTCTCAACATATCCGCTATTATCCAGAGAGGTATTGAGATTAAACAAGCTGCCATTAGTATCATTTCTCGTTGGTGTTAAAGGTTTTCAATTTCTTGTTTTACTTCCTCCCAATATAAAAAATGTGCATCTGTTTGAATAAAATGATTTTCTTCATTCAATACCTCATCAACTGCAACCAATGCACATTGCTTACATTCATTCCAACTTAATGTTTGACCTTCTTTATTAATTCCAAAGGTGTAATATTTTCTTACTAATTCCTCTGCTTTTTCTTTTGCTTTCATTCCTCGCTGGCTTTATATGATACACTTTCATCCCAACCTTTAGCTTGTCTGGGTGGTATTTCCTTAATTACCTTTTTATACAACTCGTCGTTTACTGGAGTTTTAGAAATCATATCATCCTCGTCTTTAAACGGGTACATACCAACCTCTTGCATTAGCATAGTGATAACTCTTTCGTTTGGAGTTTCCCATTTCCAATCACCGTAAAACATACTTTTTGCGAATAGCTTTACTATTGTTTCTAATTTTTCTTCTCGTGTCATTTGCTCTTCTGTGCTAAAGGTTTCGTTAAATTCACTTTCGGTAAGCATTCTGTATTCAATATCTCTTGAAGCACATTCGTATTCACCAATATATTCCTTTTCAACTATATAACCACTTTCAAAAAGCTCATTGATGTAACCGTCATTCCATTCCTCTTTAACGTATTGGCAGTACGAAGTATAATCGTTAAATAGTTCCATTACTTTATTTAATTCAGGAACTTCAATCTCTCCGTACAATTCTTTAACATAATCTTCTGACCATATTTCAGCACCTTCTATTTTATGGTCATACTTATCTAAATAGTTTGTCTTATCCCATTTGTGCCATTGCATAATAGCCATAGTACAAGACTCTTTAATTAACTCTCTTTCCATTTCTTTGGCTTGTTCACGCCATTCTTTTGGCAATCCAATACCTGCATCAAGTTGTTTTTCAATCAACCATTCTACTGCTGTCTGTTTCATTTCTCGTTAATGTTAAACTGTTAATACTTTACACCATCCGTACCAACCGCTCCATCCAAATTCTACTTTAACTCCAGTGTCTAGAGTTAATATCATTCCTTCATCAGCGTTTTCGTTGTGTTCAATGCTTAATATAGTAGCGCCTACAATGTTATCTTTAATTGCAGTTAGCTCTTTTTCATACATTTTTTTCATTTCTCTTTAGTGTTAAAGATTCTCGTTTTTGTACTCGTTATCAAAAGCATCAGAAATCTGTTGAAGGGTCAAGTTCCCGTACTTGTATGCGAAGTCAACCATTCTTTCTTTTTCTTCTTGCTCGAAGGTCGCAACTTCTTTCGCCGCCATCATCAATGCCTCGCACTGTGGGGTGTGTTTAGACCACTCTCCAGCTAATTCATCCAGGCGGTCTGCAATTACAAATGTTAGTGTTTTCATTTCTCGTTGGTGTTAAAGGTTTATTAATACTAATAAAGGAACTAATGCAATTACTAATCCAATTAGGAAAAATACTGCTAATGCCTTTTGTGATAGGTCTTCTTCAATGTCACCATAGTTACTTTGTTGTTTTGTTTTCATTTCTCGTTGGTGTTAAAGGTTTCGTTGTAGTATTTTTCTGCCTTAGAGTTGGTGCGTATCATCGAATTGGAAGTATAGGAATTTACAATCTGCTCCTTCTCCATTGCTTTGGCTTTAATTAGAATATCATTTGCGTCTGTAAATTCTGATTTTCCATAAAGAAATTTTGATAACTCAATGTGTTGCCACTCTACTGCTGTCTGTTTCATTTCCGTTGACGTTTAATCTCAGCTAAGATCTCAATCAACAACAGTGCGATAATAATTCCTAAAAATACCATTACGCTTCTAATTTAGCCATTAACATATCAGCACGATGCTTGTATTCCATAGCTAATACAATCATCCCTTGATTGAGATAATACTCATACTTATTGAGCATTTCACGAACTTGTTCCATTATCCTTTAATAAGTTGTTTTGAGACAGATGCCTGTTGGTTTAGGTTTTGAATATATTCCGAGTTTTGGATATGTTCAATATTATATTGATTTTTATGTACCTGTTTTCCTAAATCACTAATTTGTTGGTCCAAGAATTTTTGATTTTCCTTAAGTACTAAAATTCGCTCTTTAAGCATAATTATTTGTAAAAATAAAGAAAATGCTATTATCAAAGTTAATATCCAAAGTAAACTTATAATAAATGTTGTTAGTGTCATATTTTTATTATTATAAATTTTTTCTCAAATCCCATTCTGAGATCTCAGCATTAATAAAGCGCTTAACCGTATCTTCTGCATTGGCAAGCTTCTTTTTCAGATCTTCCATAGCTAGTTTCCACTCAGTCGTGTACTTATCCGCTAAACGTTCGATAGCCATCTTCTTAAGCTCACTCATAGGACGCAGTTCATCCCCCCATCGAGCAATCAAGTACTCATTTACCTCTGAAAAAACGTTGGTAGTCTTACCTCCAATTATTTCTACATACTCTTTAGCTTGAGCTTCAGATGAGAACTCGTAGGCTGTAGAGTTAGACTCTCCTTCTGAGTTTTTGTAGTAAGCTTGATACTTCTTTAGAGAGCCGATCACCACCGGGTCAGGATTCTTATCGTCGTAGTAGATAACAATCTTATCGAAGTACTTCTCTTGATTGCAGAACTTGATCTCTCTCAACACCTCCAACGGGATTGGAGTCTTGTTGTACTTGTCTAAAGTTGTTTCAGCTGGACAAAGAGTTTTGAAGATGTTCTTCATTGATTGATTGAGGTGAGGATAAGGAAGCGGGGAGCTAGCCTTTTCCATAAAAGACATCTGATTGCCCAGGCCTAACTCTGCGACGATGTCCTTCCATTCATCTTGACTTTCAATGTCAAAAATGACATTCTCGAGTTCTTGGTTTTTGTAAGTTTCGATCATAACTGGTTAAAAATTAGAGGTTAGTTATTTTTGATTTCTTTTTTAGCAATTTTGTAAGCAGTTTCAATTCTTTCAACATGATCCATTTTTGGATGATCTATTATTAACTGTTGAGATAAAGCAAAAACTCGTTGTTGAATTCCCTTTTTATAAGCTTTATACATTATCTTTTCAATTTCACTCATATCTGAATTTCACTTGAGGTTTTTAAATGTTTTTCCCATAAATCACATAGCTCTTCAAAAAGTTCATCATTTTCTACTTCAAACTCATTTTCGTCTGTAATAGTAATATACTCCTCTTCACAATCATCATGATCTATTTCATGTACCAAAGTATAGTACAAATCATCAGTTTCGGAGTGAATGATGTAGGTTTGAGTTGTTTTAGATAATCTTATCATGTTAGTTGTAATTAAGGGGAAATTTAAATGGATCAAAATCTGATATTTCTTCTAATGCAGCCGTTAAACCTTCAATATAACCTTTTAAGTAAACTATTTCACCTTCAGAGTATTCTCTTGAAGGGTAAAGAAGCTCTAACTTTTGGTCTTCAATAGCTTCTTCTAGCTTATATTTTACTTCATTAATCATATTATGGGGTAAAATTACTAAAAATTTTCCAATAAACCAAATCTAGTTAAAGAAGGGTTGGAATCCCAACCCTTATAATGTTTATTTTTTCTTTTATACTCTTTGAGATTACCATGATTTTTAGTAATCATCTTCCTCCTCACTAAAGCTGCCATATGACCCTCTTCGGTGCTTCTCCTTTTGTTGGGAATCTTCTTCATCTATAAAGTCTTCAAAAATGTCATCCATAAATACTATAACTTTTGTGCCCAACTATTAAAGTAATCACATTTTTCTTTAAGACTCATTTTCTGCCTCGCTTCCCAATTAGGGGGGTAAACAGTTCTAGCTTTAATAAAATCTTGAGGTGGATTGTTGATTTTGTCTGGGGTCGGTATCTGCTTCAAACCTAACTTGATTTGAATTTTTTCGTGCCACCACAAGATTTGTCTTATAAAGGTAGACTGGGCCAGTGTATGGTGTGTAGATTGGTTCATTGGAATTATTATAACTGATTAAACGTCTTTCGCCATCAAAACTTCGAAATTCTCTAGCGGTAACTCTGTACCAAATTTCATTACTAAGTTTAACTTCACAACAACTAGTTTCAAAATCATAAATTAATTTAACTGTGTTTCCTCGTTTTTCACTCATGCCTTTAGGGGTTTACCATTAGATAAAAATACAAACCAATTTCGAGTAGACCCCCCCTTACCAGAAGGGTGTTTAACCACTCTATAATTCTTAATATCATTAAGAACACAGTATATAAAAGCATCAGAGTATTCTAAAAAGATTTTGACTGATTTCTTTTTCATTAGAAAGGAAGAGTATCATCAGGTTGATAATCATCAAAGAAACTTTCTTGTGGTGGGTAAGAGATTAAATTAACTCCCAAAAAATCGAATAAAGCCTTAATTTGACTCTCATCTTCTACTACATTCACACACGCTCCAGTATTTAAATAAACTGAGGTGTAGTTGTCTTCGAAGCAGATGTCAGCAATTGCTTTTACAGGAATAAAATGCTTTTTGTGATTCCCATAACCGTTTAATTCAATGTACTTTGTCATAACAATAAATTATTATTTTCTAAACCATACCAAAAACGTTCCAACCATAAACTAATTTTAACTCCTTCTATTAAATCATCAATTTCTTTACCTTCATATCTTTCTTTAGCTACTATCATCAATCCAAAATCAAAAAGATCACGAGCTAAATCTAGATTTCCCTCTTTTACTGCTTGTCTGGCTTTTTTATAAGATTCGGTAACGGTATATTTCTGATTCATAAGAGGAATAGTTTATATAAAACTTTACTTCGTAAAGATACAAAACCTCCTTTAAAAAATCAAATTATATAATACCTTTCTTTTTAGCTGTTTGATAACTAACGTAATAACCTTCTACTTCATCAAAATACATTCGCTTAGTAGCAGATAATGTTGCTTGTTCTTCTTCATAGCTCTTAAAATTTTTAGGATATTCTACTTCTACAGAAATAGGACCATTAGCAAAAATGGTTTTATCCCAAATCCAAGTAGTTTTAATACCATCTCTTTCAAATACTTGGGTATATTTTAACCTAAGTTCAGCTGGTTTTTCTGAAGGACGACCTTTGGGGAGAGAATAATTAGACATAACTTTTATTTTTTAACTTTTGGGTAAAGATACAAACAAATCAGGGCGTAGCCACACCTCTTTTTAAAACTACTTTACTGGCTATTACATTTGCCCACACAATAGCTTGTTCAGCATCCCCAAAGTCAAAATAATTAAGAATAAAGGCAGCAGTAAATGTATCTCCAGCTCCTGATACATCTATGGTTTGTTTAGGATTTTCCTGGGGTATGAGTTTATCGTCGTAAAGTACTCCTTTGGATCCTAAAGTAACAATAAGATTATCAGGATTAAGATGTTTATTATTTTGAAATTCACTTTCGTTTAATTTAATAAAAGTAAACTTATCAGCTATTTCTTGAGTTAATTTACGTTTAGTATCTAAAATAGATAATTTAGCTAAATGGCCTATAGTCCATAAATTAGTATTATCTAAATAACCTTTATTGTAATCACTTACAATTACAATATCTGAATTTTTAATAAAATTCTCAACATCAGCAGACCACTCAATAGGGGTTATTGTTTCTTCACCTTCATCGACTCGAATAAACATATGATTCGATTTAGAATCAACATAACGAGTTTTAGTTACCTTAGAATAGGAAGTCAAATGTATTATTTGAACATCAGGTTTTAATGCTTTAACATTAGCAACCACATTAGCTGCCATCCCACCATTAATCGTTGTTTCTACAGGATTAAGTACAGGAACCGGGGCTTCAGGTGATAAACGTTTAGTGCTACAATAAATAAATTTATCAATGCACGATTCCCCTATTACTAGAACTTTTAATTCGTTCAATTTCATATAACTCTAAAGTTAAACCAATGCAGATGCTATGGAGAATTTGAGGTTTCTCCATAGCAATCTCTGCAAGATGTTCGTCAGGAAGACTAAAAACAAGTTCTAACATTGAACCCGGGATCTCAATATTCCTCATTATAAACCATATACTCAGGTCGTTGTTTTCTTTTCTTTTTGAGTTCTGGGTATTTGGTTTTGGCCCAATTTAACCATTCTATAAAGGTTTGGGCATTTTGGCGAGCGCTGTTTTTACTCATATTTAGTGCATTTATTACATTTATTCCCCGAATATAATGAAGAAATTAACGTCCAGCAAGCCCAAATAACACAAAGGTATATAAGAAATGTTTCTATCATTTTCCTTGCCCTACATATGGCTTATCATAGTGTTTCCCATGCTTATGAGAAGACTGTTTAGTTTTAGCATGCACCCCAGGTCTTCTTTTTTTAGGTTTTTTTAAAAAGATTGTAACAGTTTGTCCCTTAATTTTAGCCATATCAAATATATTAACGATTAATAAAAACCGTTAATACATATTAAAATTTTTCCTTTAATTTGGCTGAGAGTTTTTTAATCTTAAGTAGATAATTAGGGTCTTCTGCGTAGCTATTTCCTAAGTATCTGAAGTATTGCTCCTCGGTTTTGATTCGACTCAGGAATGTTGCTTGGTAATAACCATAATCGTAAACTGATTTGGTCCAATCCTGGTAGTAGGCATGTTTACGTTTGGTACCTAGGGCTGTAGTGATGCGTTGTTTAGCTTGCCTCATCCCAAACAAATTGTGATTATGTCTAAAGATGGGGGAATTAAAGCGCTTCCCCTTATATGAACTTTCCAAATATGCTTGTGCTAGAACAATATGGGGAAATTTAATGTTTAATTCTTTCATTAAATCGATAAGTTCATCTTCATTAAATGGAGGGTGATCCATATTAACTAATAAGATCTCTTTTTCGTAGGGTTTTAAAGAATAAATTTTCGTCATTCTACCTACTCCATAAGCCAAAAATAAGGCTAAAACAAAAATAACTCCAGTGTTGAAGTAAATTTTATGAAGTTTGATCTTCTCAAAAGTCAAACTTTCAGTGTTGAATTTGTAAAACATAACCTTTTAGTTTTAAAGTTAATTAGGATTTGGTTTCAAGCTCTTTAATTGCATTAATTATTTTGACACACCCTTCATAAGCTTCATTAGCTTCAAATATTTCTAAATTTTGTTTTAAAGTTTCTACCATATTAACTCTATCTAAAGTAATATCAAATATTTCACCATCATCAATTACCTCTACTTCTAAAACCGGAATAAATCTTTTACCTGAATTAAGGTGTTTTAGGGCTTGAGTTACTATAGCTTCTGAGATGCGGAAGTCTTTTTGAAGAAGAATTGATTCGAATTCTTCTATGGTTTGGACTTTAATTAGAGGCACCATCAAAACAAATTTAAAAATTTACCATCCGTTTTCTTTTCTCTAAATTTATCAAATTTTTCTTGCGTATCCAAAAGATTTGTCGCAAGTTTTTCTAAATGTTTTGACTTAACATTTTGATAATCATTTACTATCTTATCATGTTTTTTGTGTTTCATGGTTGGATAGTTTTTTTAATACTAAAAAATTATTAGTAGTTCTTTTTAATTCATTAAGAATTGATTTTCTACTTTTAGGTTTGTGTTGAAATCCTCTTTTTTTAACAGATCTTGCCATTTTAAATTCTTGATATTAAGTCCAAATCATCGTCCTTAGGTGGATCATACAACCCTAATTCTCTAAGACGTTGAATTTGATACTCATCAAGATCAAAATTAACAGCATCAGTAGTGTTATTTAGTGGTCTTGAAGTTTCAATTTGCTCTTCGTCCTTGGCACTAAATATATCACCAATTGTTAAAAAATAATGATTATAACAAAGAACTTCTAAATTCTCTAATCTATAGTTCTTTTTATTATTATCCTTAAAATGAAGTAATAAAGGTATTTTGTAATCTAATATGCGTCTTTCATTAAAACCACACATGTAACATTCTTCATTTAAATGTCCTTCCTCAAATAATCTTTTTTTAACTTTTTCTGGGTTAAAATTAGTCATAGGTACACGACCCTCTAATAAATCATTAAGAGCTGGAACTTTACGACTATTTTTAAGGAATTTAGGAATACCTTTACCTTGTTGGTTTAAATGTTTGTCAAATAAATTTTTACCACTTTCCTCATCAATATAAAATTTAGCCCATTTCTTGTAATGGGTATAGGAAAGATTTAACCACCTTGCAGCAGACCTATTAGACTTGGTCTGCGACATGGCAGCTAAAATTTGTTCTTTAGTTAAAGGTTTAGGTAAGGGCATTACTCAAAATCTCCTTCTAGATTTTCAACATCAAAGTTTTGAATGAAGTCTTGTTTTTCATCTTCCTCATCAAAGTTAGTAACTTCATGTATTTGTGGTTTAGAAAAAGCCGGTTCTTTTACTATAAAGTCTATAAACTCGGGTTCATCCAAAATCACAATGTCCGTGTAACTATGATCGCCTTCGCCTAATTGAACTGTAACCCCGCGTTTACGACCTGAATCGCTACAATTAACACAAAATTTGGTGTTAGGTAAAATTTCTAAACGTTTGGGATTAATAAGTTCTCCACATCCTGAGCATTCTCTATGCATCTGTATCAGTTTCTAGTTTTATTATAAAATCGTAAAGTTCTCCAGCGGTCTGTATTTTAACTTTATTTCCATCTAAATCAGTAACAATAAGATCATTTTCATCTTCAGCTAAGTGTTGTTCATAAACAAACCAAAGAATTAATTCTGCAACAAGTTCGTCAAAAGTAAAATTTATAAGACCTTCTAAAGCCTTGGCATACATATCATCCCATGACCAAAGATCTAAATTATATTTATCTTCTACTTCTACTGATCTTATAATAGCTTTTTGGTAGTTTTCTATAAATAAGATAAAATTCTTTCTTTCTAACTCTTCAGGGGTTAATTGAGTACCTTCTATTTCTATATCAACACCCAATACTTTTCTAAAGAGATTTCTAAAATCTTTTTTTGGATTCATTAAAACATTTCTTTTTTATCTACCGCCCAAATTTTAAGAAATTCTTTAAGGGGCAATTGTTTTTGTTTAGCAAATTCTTTAGCGGCCTCTAATCTGGAGTAATAAAAATGGGCTTTACCTAAAATTTCTTTAGACTCATCTTTACGGATATAATAAAAACAAAAACTCATAATCTGGATTTTAGGGTTAATAATTCTTTACATTTAACATAATCTTCCCTAACTTCATAATATTTAATTATTTCATCTAATAGAAGTTTGTATTGGGATTTAGGGAGTTTAACCTTAAAGTTATAAGTAACTAGATCAAATAAAACACATTCACTTTTATTTTTGCGTATTGCTTGTTTTAAAGCTGCTAATGCATTTTCTATTACTAAATCACAAAACTCTTCACTTAAAACTAAATTCTCTAAATCTTCTGGGTCATTATATTTTATGTCTAATTTTAGGGGTATTGAGAGTCTAGCTGCTGTTTCCATGTTTATAAATATTCTATCTCTAACCCTGGAATCCTATCATATTGGTGAACTATGCAATATAATTCTCCAGAGTGGGTAAAAACTTGATTATTTTTTATTACTGGGGGATTGGATAATAATTTGGAAGTGTATTTGGATGCAACTTTAGGGTCTAAGGTTGTTCCTAACTGAGCACACCAACTCTCTTCTAAGGAATTAAAACAAGTTACTTTTTTCCAAGGTTGGGTATTAAGGATTAGATTAAATGCTGCTTGATCAGGTTGAGGATCATGTTGTGTCCCGACTAAGCTAAGATGGAATACACTAAAACAAAGATCTCTAACATAAGAAGATACACCCCCAAAAGTCCCAGCATTAAAAATTTCATTGTCTTTATGATTTTCATATAAGTGGGGATAACAAGTAGCTAAGTTATTATTTCCCCAATCTTCATCTACATACTTAAGACCCTCACTTCCTACTATTACTTTATCAAATTGCATCTTATAAACATCCTTTATATGTTTTATAGGATCCCTTTGAAATATTACATCTTTAACATCAGTAACTACAACATACTCATAATCAGAGTGTTGAGTCAAAAAATTATAAATGTCTAAAAATCTTTGAACTACTATATGTAATCCAGTAGGTTGAGTAACAACTACACTAACATTATTTTCTTTAAGATATTGAAGGGTTTCTTCAGGAACATCATACACTATAGTTAAAATTTCTCCTGAGAAATGTTTTTTGGCAGATTGGACCCAATGGTGGATTTTATCAGGGGTGTACCGAGTTATGTTCCCTATCAGTAAGTTTTTCATTGAACTTAATTAATTCAGGTTGGAAATTAGAATGGGATTGTTGAGTAAATTCTTCTTTTCTATCTATAAATTTAATTAAAGACTTTAAATACTCCAACCTAAACTTATTATTTTCAATAACAAGTTCACCTTCAATAACATATTGTTGAGGGTGAATATTATGATGTTTCATTATTCCACAGGCATACATGATAAAAGTATCATCTAATCCATAAGGACCTAATGAATCAGGAATATCAATAAATCTACCCAATTTAGTTGCAATTACAGTACCCCACCCAGCAAACTTAAACTCAGATATAGGTTTAAGATTAATACTAGAATTAAAAAAGGTACTTTTATAAGGATCTCTGTTAAAATAATTTTCATGAGTTGCTTCCTCATTGAAAAAACTTTCATTACTAACTACATCCCAAGTAGTGTCCCACATTCTGGTGAGTTGGGGAGTGATAATGCATAAAGGATTAGTTACAAGTTCAATACTATCAAATATTCTTCTTAATAAAGTATCATTAAAAATAACATCAGTATCCAGATACATAACATAATCAGCATCTGTTGTTCTAAAAGTATGTCGTCTTAAATCATTACACCCTAAAAACTTACCTTCAGTATCTATCCTTAAAACACACTCGGCCCAATCTTCATTTATTTTAATTAACTCGTGATAGGCTGAGCTGAAAAAATTTATATCTAGGACTGAAAAGGACCAATCTACTAGATTAGTGTTTAATAAAACCTCAATTCTTACTCTATGATTCTCATTTAGATATTGACTGGACCTTTTTAACTGGATTAATGTTTGTTCTAAGGCATTAAGTTCGTAAGGTAAAGTATGAATTATTATATGTAACATTATAGTTCAATTAAAGTATGGTCTTTTAAACCCGTAATAATATCAAATTGCTCCCAGCCTGTAGGGACTTCCCAATGTTCACAAAGAGTAGGATTTTGAATTACTTCATACCCCCCAAGCATCATAACATATTGTAAACTGAAATCAATCCAACCTATAATTTTGTTGATTTTTACTAAATCATCATAATTTTGGTAGAAATGATCTTTACAATCTTCCCAAGCTTTTATAAATTGTTCTCTATTTACTATAGTTCCCCCACCTGATGCATACCCAGGACAATTATCAACTCCACCATGTTGTTTAGAATAATCAAAAAATTCTTGATTAATATAATTAGGTCTCATTCTACCTGTTGGGCTAGGAGCTGTAGGGTGAATCGCTATGCTAAAATCATATTGTAAAATAGTAATAGGTTTTAAAACAAAATCATCTTCTTCTAAAAGAAGCATATAATAAGAATCTGTTTTTTTGCAGGCCTCATAAAAACCTCTAAACCATTCAAAAGTTGCTTTTTTATCCCAACACTCTCTACCTACCTGGACGTTACCAAAGTTACCACAATAACCTAATTGGAAAAGATTAATTGAAGTTTTAGCTCCTATTTCTAAACCACGTTGTTGATAATTAATTAAATCCCCCTCATAATCTACATTTATAAATAAATCAGCATTCGGGTAGTGTTTTTGAAGGCTTTGGAGAGATTTTATTCCTGAATCTACATTTCGATAGGCCCAAAGGTAACCACTGATAATTTTAGTCATGGCGAGTTAAAATATAAAGATCATTAGTTATAGCATTTTTAAATTCATCATCAACCCATTGAACATTTTCAGCTCCAACTTGATTAACCATAGGAAGATACCAATTATGCATAGCTACATTTATACCTTCAGGTGGATTAGTTTCCATTTCTTCAATTGATGATATAACATTATCTAACATAGAGTAAGGAAACACTACAAAAGTATCATTTACAATAGGTAAATTAGTATACTCAGGTTCTCTCCAAAGAAAATTAAATTTAGTAAAATCAAAGTTATATTCTTTAAAGGGATTTTTAAAAAATTTTATATCAAACCTAGTTGAAATAATTAAATCTAAGTCTTGGTTTTGAAGAAAATTTAAACTATTTAAATAAATAGAAGAAATAGCTTTATATGATCCTACTTTATCACCTCCACCTAAATTATTGTAAGATGGAGGGGCAATAACAAAGTTTTGAGGTTTATAATCTTGTTCTATCTCTTTTAATTTATCATTATAGTAGGTACAAATGTAAAATAATACTTCGTGTCCTTCTTCTTTTAATGGGTTAACTATCCATGTGTTAAATTCATTTATAGCATCTTTATAGTTTCTATAACGCCCATAAGTACCATCATTAAAAGATACACCTACTAAATTAATTCCTATTTTCACCCCATTCCATTTTTATATAACTTCTCCCTCTAACAAACCCTCGTTCTCCAGTTTCTTTAAAACCTAGTTGTTTATATAAATTTTTAGCAAAATTATCACTAAAGACCCATAAACTAGCATAAGTTTTATCTTTTAAATAAATTTCATAAGCCATTTTAGCATATCCATTTCTACGGAAATTAGGATGAATATCACACCCTATTTCATCTCCATTTGTTCTTAGATACCCAACAGCAAATCTATTTACTTCAATTATATACCAAGGAGATTTTAAATTATTAAACCAATTTTCACATTGCTCTAAAGTAAATACAGAATCATTTTCTAGATTACGTCTGGTAGAGTAATCATTTCTTACTTCTAGTAAAAAAGGTAAATCTTCTTTAGTTAAAGGTCTTAATGTTACCATCCTTGTTTAATACAGTTTACAATATATTCTCTTTCTTCTTCGGTAACCCACCAACCTACAGGAATTGAAACTACTTTACTAATAGTTTTATCCAATGTAGGAAGTGAAGACTTATACTCTCTAACTGCAGTGTGTTTATCATTTCTTTCATGTACCTGAGAGGCTACTATGTTACACTTTTTCATGTGTTTGTAGAAACCATCTCGATCTTCTACTAGCATGGAATAAATCCAAAATGCAGATTCAAACCCCTCTTCACGTTTTAATAAGGTTACTCCAGGTGTGTTAGATAAATGTTTGTCATAATAAGCAGCATTTTCTTGGTGCTGTTTTATTAATTCACTAGCATGTTTTAAATTTTCAATTCCTACTGTAGCACAAACATCATTCATGTGGAATTTAAATCCCCATTCTTCGATATCGGCTTCACATCTAAAATCTTTACGATTAGAATCTCTATCAATTCCGTACCAACGAATCAATTTAGCTCTATTATATAATTCTTGATGAGGTAAAGTTAAAATACCACCATCAATTGCTGTTATATGTTTAATGGCTTGTAAAGAATACATTACCATATTCCCATGGTTGCCTAAGTATTTACCTTTATATTTTGAACCAAATGAGTGAGCTCCATCTTCAATTACAGCAGGTTTAAAGCCATACATTTGTTGGGCTTTCATTTGAATCTTTTTAATTCTATCTAAATCATTTGGATAACCCCCCCAATGAACTAAAATAATAGCTTTAGTTGTTGGAGTGATTTTACGTTCTAAATCATCTAAATCCATATTAAGTGTAGTAGGATCAATATCTACCCACTTAATTTTTAAACCATTAGCTAAAATAGGAAAATTTGAAGCCGTACAAGTAAGAGCAGTAGCCAAAACCTCATCACCAGGTTGTAAACCGGGCCAATAGTTTTCAGTAGCTATTACTCCATGATAAACCTGAGTAGTTTTTTTAGGGTTTTTAAGCAAATGAAGAGCTAAATGTAGTCCTGAGGTGCCAGAGTTTAAAGTAACAAGTTTATCAACTTCAAAGAATGATTGAAGTTGTTTTTCAAATTCATCTACTTTAGGTCCTTGCCCTATATAACCACTATTTAATACTTTAGCTACTTCATCAGCAGCTGTAGGGGCCATGTGGACTTTAAAAAGTTGTATTGGATTTTTAGGTGTTTTCATATTTTTATTAAGATAATACCTTTTCAGAGATAATATTTCCTTGTGGATCACCCCACCAAAGCCAATTATCTCTAAGTAAAGTAAATTTTAAATTAGGATTTTTAATAACATCAAATAATAGTCCTGCTTCTTCTACTATTTTAGTCCAGCTTTCTTCAGCACTATTTAAAATTCTTTTTTTTCTAGATTGTTCTATTAGCTTATAAAAAACTCCATAATATAAAGTTTCAGCATTTTTTTGATTAGTTATGCAAAGATTATCATCTAAAAAATTCTCATTACCAGCATGGTGTAAAAAATTACCATCAATTAGATCTAAATTTAAAGGATATTCTATTCCTAAATCATAACGACTTCTTATAACTAAATCATATTCAATTTGAGTATCATACATTAATTGAAAGACATTTTGCCAACTATAAACCATAGGAAACTGTCTAAAACAACTCATCACATCATACTGTGGTAAAGGTCTAGAAGTATCATTATGAGGTAACTTAATACCTTGTTTATATGTTGTAAATTTAAACGGTTCTTGGATATGAATTGACTTAGCATTAGGGTAAAATTGTGAAACTTTTTCCCATTCTTCATCTTTCCAACTGTGAAGATAAACATCAGTATCGTAGTTATCTATAATATGTTTCCAAGTTATATTATAACCTTCTTCTACTTTTCTAGCTAATCCTGAGAGTAATAGGGCTACTTTCATTTTCCGTATTTAATTAGATCAACATGTTTAAATAATCCTTCACCATGAGCTACTTTAAAATTTTGTTTAGCCCACCAACGAGAAATATTACCTTCAAGAGCAATCCCATCTCCAGCAAAGGGTTTTACACACTCTAAATAAAAATCTTTAGAGTACAAACAAGGATTATTAGTCCAATTAGCCCATCTTGAGGTTGTAGTAAAATATTCTCCAGTTTTTTGAATTTTATCTGGGAATTTTTCATATGGGTCACACCAATGAACTGAATCTAGTAGGTGAGGGGAGGTACACTCAATTTCAGAGTCGTAATAATCTAATTCTCTACCTTGATACTGGAATGAAAAGTGGGGGTACCCTGGATCTTTTCTATGTCGGTATCTAATACAATTAAAGTCAGAATTAGTAATTAGGTTTAATCCTTGGGAAAGTCTAGTAAAAGTTATCTCAGGTAATTCAATAAGTTGCCAATCATGTTCTAAAATCATAACATGATCATATTTTGCTCTTTGAGTTAATTCTATAAATCCTTTACCAATACCAATATTAGTATCTAGCCCTAAATAATTAATATTAAAGTGGTCTGCTATTTCTTTATCTTCCTTACTACATTCTTGAAAAAGGATAGTAATATCATCAGTTATATCTAATAAACCATTAACATAGTAACTGTATAGAGTATTGACTAAAGTTTGTCCTGATTTCCAAGATAAGATTCCTATGCTGATAGGTAGTTTTTCCATTGTTCTAATATAGTGTTTACTCTTTGTACTTGGGTATGTAAAGATAATATTTTTTCTCTACCCCTCAAAGCTATACTATTTAATTCTTCAGGAGAATTTGTGTAATGATTAATTTTATTAATGCACTCTACAATATCATCATAAAAAACTATTTCTTCATTTTCAACAAATAATTCATGAAGTTTTTTAGATTCATTTAGACGATCTGTTAATACCATCTTACCACAAGCCATTGCCTCAAAAATACGTCTTGTAACTTCACCCCAACGACTATTTTGAATTACCATTACTCCAGAGCAAAGAAATTTACTATGTTCTTCACCTTGCCAACCACCTTGATTGGCAATTACTCCTTCAGAATGTTCAGTTAAAATATCTAATAATTCACTTCCACCTTTACCTCTTGAAGTTACAGCAGCATATTTAATAGGCACATTTTGGGGTTTATGAATTTGAGTGTCGGCAAAATGAGTCCACCAAATAGCATTTATACCTCGTTTTGTATATTCTAAATATGAATCGTGATCGGGAGTGAGGGTAATGTGAAATCTATTAGCTTTAGGATAATTACGTTCAAAGTTTTGAGGGTCGTCTCCTGATTCTTGAATCCAAAATGCTGGGACTAAATCTTTATTTAGATATGGAGAATCAAATCTACCCCAATCCATAAACATTACTAGATCTGTTTTTGGTTTAGATTCAACCCACTTTTTTAAATCTGTATCATGATAATAAGCTTTAGAATTACTTCCTATAGAAATAATCTCAGTTTCCCATCCTCTATTTTTAAATTCATTAACTATAGATAAAGGAGTAGACCAAGTTTCACCTTCATAAGCATAAATAAAAGTTATTTTCATAATCTACTATATAATTCGTTTTGTTTTTCTTGCCGTTTAATATCTTTATGGTGTTGAAGTGCAAATTCTTCTTCTAACGGTAGTACGGCGTGAGTATTGTAACCATCGAGAACCTCGTGTACTTTGTTTTTCCATTTAATATCCGGTGATTTTCTGTAGATTCTCCACTGTAAATCAGGCCATTGGACTCTACCTTTACCATCTACAACCCAACCCCATTTTTGAACGTGTTCTGGAGTCAAACCAGAAACTGTATTAACTCGAGGTACTCGAATTACATCTACTGGATTATTAAGGAGGATTGGACCTAAATATCTCATTAGATTTTCGTTGGGCATTTCATCAGCATCAACCTGGAAGATATAATCCCCAGTACAGAGATTAGTTAGGTGATTTTTTAGATCAGAGAAATTACCTTCAAAATCATAGGAGTACCATCTGAATTTAGAATCGGAAACTGATGATGCCCTTAGATACTGTTCTACAGATGAGGAACCATTTTTAGAATCAAATAGAACTACAACCTCATCATTTGGGGATTTATGTTTAAGCAAGAAAGGTAGAAGACGTTGTATCTCTACCAATTCATTGCAAACTGTAACTGCGTAACTTATTTTCATTAGTACTTTGAATATGATTTTTCTTCTACAAAAGAAGAATTATACTTTAAATTAATATCTTTTTTTACTTTAGCTCTTTCATCATTAATATAATAGACTGATCTAGCTAATTCAATAAAATCTTGATCAAAATTTTTATCACGTTCTTTATCACGGATATTATCTTCAATTTCCCAAAGTTTTTGATTAATAATTACCATATCAAAAAAATCGGACTGTTCAATCTTCATTTCATTGAAAACTATATCATAAAGATAATTGTATTCTTTTTTTATATTAGTAAGTTTTTCCTCGTCTTTAATAAAGGCTGTTTTTATTTGAAGAATTGAAAGTTTATCTACAATTTCTCCAACAGATACTTCAATTTGCATTTTTTAAAATTTCAATATCATTTTCAACCATAATGCGAACTAGATTTTTAAAGCTAGTTTTAGGTGACCAACCTAAATTCTGTTTTGCTTTAGTATAATCACCAAGCAAAACATCTACTTCAGCGGGGCGCATGTAACGAGGATCTTGAACTACATAAGAAGACCAATCTTCAATACCTACTACTTTAAAAGCTTCAGTCAAAAACTCTCTAACTGAGTATTTTTCATTAGTAGCAATTACATAATCATCTGGGGTGTCTTGCTGGAGCATTAACCACATAGCTTCAACGTAGTCAGGAGCATAACCCCAATCTCGTTCAGCATCAAGATTACCTAAAGTAATAGTATCAGCCAAACCCAAATGGATTTTAGCTACACCATCTGTAATTTTACGAGTTACAAATTCAATACCTCGTCTTTCAGATTCATGATTAAATAAGATACCTGAGCAAGCAAACATGTTGTAGGATTCTCTATAATTTTTGGTAATCCAATGACCATAAAGTTTAGCTACACCATAAGGTGAACGTGGGTAAAATGGAGTTGTTTCTTTAGAAGGATTTTCTACCATTCGACCAAACATTTCAGAACTAGAAGCTTGATAGAATCTAATTTTAGGATTAAACTCACGAATTGCTTCTAATATTCTTAACACCCCTAAAGCTGTTACCTCAGAGGTATGTTCTGGAGTATTCCAACTTTCACCTACAAACGATTGAGCACCTAAATTATAAATTTCATCTGGGTTACTTTCTTTTAGGCAACGGAGAAGGGAATTTTGGTCTAATAGATCACCTTGTAAGAAGGTTACCTTACCTACCAAATGCTCAGTGTTGACTCGGTTTCTATTAGATGCTCTTCTTTCAACACCATAAACTTTGTAACCTTTTTCTAGAAGAAAATCAGCTAAGTGACTTCCATCCATACCATTAATACCTGTTATTAAGGCTGTTTTCATAAAACTTCAATTATACTATTACAAACTAATTCAATTTCTTCTTTGGTCAAATAGGGATGATTTGGGATATATAAACCACAACTATCTACCACATCGGCATTCGGTAATTTAAGATTTCCATAAATGTCCGAATAAAAAGGTTGATTTCCTAGTGATCCACAAATTAAAGGACGACATTCAATATTATTTTTACTTAAATTTAATATAATTCTATCTCTTTGTTCTTTATTTTCTGCTATAATAGGAAAACAAAAACTAGAAGTAAAAGTATCTTTTAAAGGTTTAGGTACCCAAATATGATTTTTTAATTTAGAAATATATTGTTTAAAATTTTGATTTCGTTTTTTTATAGTTTTATCAATACTTTTTAACTGCTCAATTCCTATAAAAGCTTGTAAATCTGTAGAACGTAAATTAAACCCAGGTACATAAAAAGTATACAAAGAATCGAATTTGCTTACATTATATAAAAGTCTTAATAAATTTTGTTCCTCTGGGGGTAGGTCTCTATCCCAACCATGGCTTCTAAGTTGTAAAAGTAGATTATAAAATCCTTCATCATCTGTTGTAATTACTCCACCTTCAATAGTACTCATAATATGACCAAAAAAAGTAGAGAATGATGAAGCTAAACCAAAAGTTCCTAATTTTTTACCTTTATAAGAAGTACCTTGTGATTCACAGTTATCTTCTAAAAGAATAACATTATATCTCTCACACAATTCTACAATTTTATCCATATCAGGAGATAATCCTAATATTGAGACTAAAATAAAAGCATCTGGTTTTTCATTTTTAAAAACCTCTTCAAGATGATTAAGATCAACTGAGAGATTATTTAAATTACAATCTACTAGAACTGGAGTGATTCCAAATTGGAGTAGAGGAGAAAGGTCAGTTGCCCAAGAAAGTGTTGGGATAGCAATTTTATTAGTGTTTAATAGATTTGCATATTTTAAAGCATAAACCATTAATAGGTTAGCTGACGAACCTGAATTAACAAAAATAGCATATTGGCTTCCTACCCATTGAGCGAATTCTGCTTCAAATTTTAGAGTTTGCTCTCCCTTAGTAAGTCTAGGGTATGTTTTTAGCCACTTAATTAAACTGTTAATATCTTTTTTAGTAATAGTATCTTTAACTAGAGATATCATTCAATTTCACTTTTAAAGATTTCAATATAATCTAAAGCCTCTATGAAATCACGCTCAGGAAAATGTTTTAAAGTAGTCATATCCATTTTCCAATCATAATCCTTACCTTTAGCCTTAAACTTAGCTTTTTCTTCTTCAGGCATGGGAATTGCTTTTACTGCTCCCCACATCCAAGATTTTCCACTAGGACCATCAGCAAATACCATTCCTTTTTCAGGAATGTTAACTACTGAGGGCATCCAGATAAGACCATTTTCATCTTCACCCATTAACTCTTTATATAATTCTGGAAGAATTTCTAATTGTTGAGATAAAAATTCAGATTCACGGGTCATAGCTGAGTTGGCTACAAAGCCACACCCATAACATTGGTAAAGTTTAATTTCATCATTTACTTCTTGTGTGTAGCAGGCATCACTCCCACATCTAGAACATGTTGTTATATTATCCATTTAATTTTTCAAGTTTAGGAAGGGTTAGTTTAGGCAATTCTAATTTGACCTCTTTAGGAAATTCAGGTACTCTTTCAGTAAGGATTTGATCAACACGTTCAACCATTTTATCCCAACTAAATTCTGTTTTACTTCTATAAGCTTGACGTTTAGCTTTTTCCGAATACTTTTTATAGTTTTCAAATATGTCTTTAAAATAGTGTCCTACTTCACCATAGTTAACATTAAACCATTGTGCTTCAGGAATAAACCATTCATTATGAACACTTGGGTGGAGAGGTCTTAATTCACCATTCATTAAAACTGTATATTCAGGGTGGAGGAATTCAATATGAGATGACCAGTTAGTAGTCATAATTGGTTTTTTACTTAAACTGAATTCTAGCAGAGGTAGACCAATACCTTCACCTTTAGTTAAGCTAACCATAGCTTTTACTTTAGGATGATTATATAATTCATTTATTTCTGAATCAGTAAATTCACCGTGGATTAAGTAAATATTAGGAAGGTTAGTTGAATTAACAGAATTCTTAATTAAGTTAATTTTCTTAAGAATTTCATCTCTATCCATATAAGATGAACCACCCCCACTAGTCTTAAGAATCAAAGCTGGTTTTTTGGCCTTATTTTTAAAGGTTTCAAAAAATGCTTTTACTAGTAGACCTACATTTTTTCTATCTTCACCAAACTCACCTTGCATCCAATGACCTACAAACAAATAAGCAAAATCTTCTTTGACTGAACTTAGGTCTATATTTTTAATCTGATAAGACTCAATTACTTTATAAATGTTTGTATCAGCTCCTCCTAAAATTACTTCAATAGGAGTAGTTAATTTAAGTGTTCCTTGGGGTTGGCCTTGTTGTCCTTTAACTTCATAATGAGCATCAGTAAAAACTTTTTTACAAAATTCTGAGAAGGTAAATACTAGATTCATGCGATTACAACCTTCAATCCAAGAACCATGAGCTGCTGTAGTTTCGATACCAGCTGTAGCTCCTATATTATATTTTCCTACAGGTTGAAATTCATTAGGAATTGTAATTTGCATCCAAATTTCAGGTTGTTTAGGTAAATTATTACCTTCTAACAAATAAGCTTTTAAAAAATGCCATTCTTCATGCTTATCTATAAACCCCCAGGGTGTATTACCCCAACGTTGGGGCAATACTTTAACATCATATTTATCAGTTTTGATAACAGCTTTAACTACATCTCGAGCTAAACTTCCATAACCTGAAAATGTATCAATAGGGCAACTTATTACAAATAACGGTTTCATTAATATATTAATTTATGTTCAATAACGGGTTTTTCAAATTCAGTGGCATTAATTAACTCATATTTTTCTCTGGGAGACCAGGTTTCAAAAAGAGTATCTGTTGCTTCTATAAAGCGTTGAGCTTGGTGTTTAGAAGTAAATCCAGCTTCATTACTTGTAGCCCACTCATACCCAGCCATACCTCTTTCTTCTCTTTCCTTTTTAGATAAGTTATATACTTCAGCAATACGTTCAGCAGCATCTTCCCACTTACATCTATCATCAAAAATATAAGGAGTTGGGACTGAACCTTGCATTGAAATACTACTTGGGTACACCGGGAATGCCCACTTACCATGTTTTTTATAAGTACCTCTATGGTTTGAAGGAAAATCAGCATTGAAATCAATCCAAGTACCATCTTCGAATTCAAAACGCATTTGGTCTTGCATTCCACCTGTTACGTTTGCAATAATAGGAGTACCTGTTAGAAGTGCTTCTGTAAGTGATAGGCCCCAACCTTCATTTGAAGTAAGTAGAATCTGAACATCTGCCATGTTATACAAATAGTTCATAGCTTTGGCATCTAACCTACCAGGAGTAAAGAATACATTACCTTGTTTAATATTTAAAGCTTCTAAAGTAGCTGCTAAATCAGTACCATGCTCATTAGAAACTTCGGTATGCATTAATAAAGCACATTTATCAGCCTTTTCTTTAGGTAATTGTTCTACAAATAACTTATAGGCTAATATCGTATCAGGAATTTGTTTTCTTCTAATATTACGAGAGTTAAAGAAAACAATAAAATCAATGTCTTTATTCCCTAAAACATTTTTTCTAAACTCTTGGTATTCCTTATCATCTTTTTTATTAGCAATAGGATAAAAAATATCAGTGTTTAATCCATGAGGAACATATTTAACAATTTTATTCTTAGCTTTATCACCTAAAACTAATTTATTGATGTTAACTGTTTGTTTTGAAATGCCAAACAAAGCGTCACATGACTCATAAAATGCTTTATTATATAAAGGTGTTGGGTAATCATCCCAAATGTTAAGATATATAATAGGAATTTGCTGTCTAACCTCGTTTTCAATTTGAAACAACCAAACAAAATAACGAGGATCAGTAATCATCATTATAGCATCTGGTTTTTCTATTTTAATAAGGTTTCTAATTAACTGAGCATCCCCATAACCATTATTTGGGTATAAAAATACACTAGCATCATCAATTCCTAAAAGATCATTAGTGTCTTGACTAATGTCAAATCGTTTTCCTAAATCAGGGTGATTAACTGCTGCCCCAATATTTACCCAATTGTATCTATGGGCGGTATGAATAACAATTTCTTTACCAATGTTACCTACACCTGAGGGTAGTCGGATATCGTCTGTTAGTAATAGGATCTTTTTTCTTTGGTCTCTTGGTATATAACCTTCTTTCATAAATTATTTTATTATAACTCTAGTTGATTGTGATTATGAATTTGTTTTCTAAAACCATCATCGGTAAGATACAAATGAATTGCTCGATCGGCAAGCTTTTGGAACGAGAATTTATGCCTTACACAGGAAACTTTAAACTCATCAAATAAATCACTTTGGATTTTAACACTAGTAAGTGTCATATCTTTTTTTGTACTCATAATCTTAATTTTTTGTTGATATACGGTTATACATATATTAGGATCTCAAAGAATAGATGAGTTACATAGATTTTTCTGATTCTTAAAGGGGCAATAAGTGCAATTGAATTTTGAAGGATTAGTTAATAATTCCTTTTCAGTATAAGAATTATCTTTTTGGAAGGCAAGAGTAATAAATTCATTTAATTTAGAAATAGCTCTTCCTAATTTAATTTTACCCGAAGCAGGTACATGAAGCTGAACTCTAGGATCAGGGTAATCAGGATTCCCATGAAGTTTACGTTTAACAATAAAATATTCAATATCAATATTATCTACTGGGAAATTAAATTGGTCACTGAAGAATTTCTTATAAAGAATTAACTGCATATTTTTTACTTCATCAGTTTTTTCTTTGTCCTTCCAACCACGAGTAGAAGTTTTAATATCGATAATTTTTATCTTATTAGTAGGTTCATGGTATAACACAACATCAAGAAAACCCTTGTATATAACGTTATTATATGCGTTATTAGGCGATAACACAATAGGGATTTCACACCCTGCGATATACCATCCTCGTTTACTAAAATACTTACCTTTATTTCTTTTAAGCCAAGATAAAATTCCTAAGCCATCTTCAAAAAACTCCCTTAATTGTTCAGAACTAGAAAAATGAGTTTTATTATTTTTTTCGTAATCAATTTTATATTGATTTCTTAAGGCTTCTTCAAATTCTTCTTCTAAATTAATTTCATCTGCAGCTTTAATACTAACATTATATAATGTATCTAAATAGTTTTGTAATACACTATGAATAGCAGTACCAAAAGTCATGTGAATAGAAGATTCACTTGTATAATGGCCATCCCTGTATTGAAGTGCCCATTTATGCTGGCACTGGTTAAACATTAGAAATTGACTAAAAGAAATAACTTTTTGAAATCTATAATCTACTTCTAAAGGTTTAAATTTTCTTATTTCTTTTATTATTTGTGGAATTTTTTTCTTAGCCAAAACTTAATCCTATTTTAGGTTCATTTACTTCTTCAGGAATAGCTATAAATTGTCTCTTAGGATTATTAGGCTTATAATATACTTGTTCCATCCACCATCCAGGATGAGCTGGTTTTTCTTTGTAGTAAATAGTATAATTAATATCCATTAAATCAATAAGAACTGCTAATCCTCCTTCTGAAACATAAGTGTGTTTAGCTTGTTTCATAGTTACAAGATCAGCATAAAGGCTTTTTTCACCTGTAAGAAATTTACTTTGAGATGGAATATAATTACTTAACATAAAATGTCCCCATTCTCTTTTACCACAATCATCATAGATTTTTTTAGCTTCTTTAGATTGAATAAAAGGTCTATTCACTACTATATCATTAGTACTAGCTTCAATTCCAGAAACATTTATTACATAATCTAAATCTACTCCTAAACCATACTCAGCAGCCATAAAATAGGGGACCCATTCTTCTCTGGGGTAATCTCTAAAACCTAGATTTAGATACTCTCCTTTAATTCCAAATTCACTAGGGTTAAATTTATAAGGTTGACCCCCCATTCTATAGTTTTCTACTTTATGGGGTACCTTAATAATTTCTTTAGTAAAAGGTTGGTTTAAAGTAAGTTCAGCTATATCCTTAAAACAAGGAATATCTGCTAAAACAAAAGTTATCTTTTCTCCAGTCTGCTTATAGTACCAAGATGCAATGGGCCAAGTTTGAACAAAATCACCCATTAAACCTGTATGAGTAAAGATCATGCTTTATACTTTTCTATATAATCGGAGCAAATCCCAATGCAAAATGATAAATCCTCAGTTTCATTTAATTCTGGGAGGACTGCTATGCTATGTTTAATAGGTTGTTTTCCAGGATATGCCCAAATTTTATTTTTGCTAGTTAAAGTAACTGTATCTTGTTCATGCCAAAAATAATTTACCTTAGTTCCTACAGGATCTAAATCTAATAATATTTCTAAAGCTGCTGTGTTTTTACAGTGAATCCAAATTTTAGAATGGTGCTCATTAATTAATTCAAATGGAAAATCATATTGAGGACCATCGTGTCCTAATTTAAATTTACCATCTACGAACCAAACATCAATTTCAACTTCATACCCCGCTTTAAGAGCTTCCAAAATATAGTCAGGGTGATTTTCTCTTTCAGGATTAGGGCCTGAGATATTGCCTCTATGAGATATTAGAATCATATATAATATTAGAATTATTATCGATACTAAAATCAGAAGTTAAATTAAGAATAGTTTCATTGGGGTAACCATCATAGGTAGTTCCATTAGGGGCCCAAAGAATACAAGAATTCTTATAAATTCTTCCTAGTTTAATATCACTGTTAGTAAAATTAAGAGCTTGTTGTTTTAAAGTTTCATATAGCAAGTTTTCAGGACTAAAATATTGATAGTTTTCCCAAACATTACTATAATACTTTTCTATATTTTTAAATACTAAAATATACTTCCAGGGAAACATAATAAAATTATCACTAGCATGAGAAAATCCAAGATGACTTTTTTCAGTGCAATGAGGTCCTAGTAGTATAGTATTATTTAAAACTAAATCTATATGATGTTGAGTTAATCTATTAGTAAAAAAGAAATCTGTTCTTAAACGAATTACTAAATCATATTCTATATTGTGAAACCCAGAATATTCATTAATAATATTAAGACCTCTTCCTATTTTATACCACATATATAAAGAATTAGAACTTCCATATTTAGGTTCTAATTCTAAACTTTTTTGGTAATTATAACTACCTTCAAAAAGATACTTAGTATCTTCATTAAGAACTTCAGTATGTAATACTTTAGGATTATATAAAGAAATCAAATCTTCTTTATCGTTTTCAGATAAATCCCAAGTACTTATAAAAACATCATAATCTCCTAAAGATGAAAGTAATCTTTGAGATATGTTATTATAAGTGTCCCGAAAATGTTCTAACTTCCCTGAAAGTAGGATAGCTGTTTTCATTTATAATTTTCCAAATAATATTTTAAGTCTTCAGGAGTACCCAAACCCCACATACCTTTAATATTGAAAGTTCTAATTTGTTTACAATCTTCAATAGCTTGGTTAAATACCGGACAGACGTAAAATTCATTGTTAACACGAACATTTTGGTCAATCATTTGTTCTGCATACTTTACAAAATCAGAACCGTGCTTCCAATAATAATAACCTACTGTAGCAATATTTGAAATAGGATTTTTCTCAGCTACTTCAGTTACTAAACCATTTTCATCTATTTTAGCAAATGACCATTTAGGGTGGGTTGCTTCAAAAGTTACAATGCCTCCGTCAGCATTTGTTTCATTCATTTTGTACATGAACTCATTTGAATCCCATTCAGCAAATTGGTCTGAATTAGCAAAAAATAAAGGAGCATCATTGTTAATATATTCTTTAGCCATTAAAGCTGTAACGGCTGCTCCTTCAGTAACTCCATCTACTTCTACAATTTTACAACCTGGAGTAATAAGGTTAAGTAGGGTATCTAGGTTGTATTTTTCTCTATGAGATTTCTGGACAATGAAGATGTAATTAGCTTCAATGTTAAGGTTTTCAACTACAACTTGAATCATAGGTTTGCCCTTAACATCAATAAGAGGTTTTGGGAAGGTATAACCGGCCTGTTCAAAGCGAGAACCAGCACCAGCCATTGGGATTAATACATTTAATTTTTCGTCTTTCCAAGCAGGTGATTTCATAACGTATCCGTTTTCTATTTCTTCTAATTTTTTAAATATGTTGGTAGGAGTTACTTCTTTAGGATTTTTTACTCTTAAAATGTGCGATTTACTTCTTGAAGCAGCAAGTAATCCATAAGGTGAATCTTCTACAATTAAAGTTTCTTCTGGGAGGCAACTCATCATTGAAATTGCCTTCCAGTACATTTCAGGATGTGGTTTGGAATTTTTAACATCTTCATTAGAGATAATTAAATCCATAAATTCCATTATCCCCAATTTAGAAAGTACAGTTAATACAGTTTTTCTGATTGAATTGGAACATACTGCTATTTTATAACCCTCATCTGCTAAAGTATTCATTACAGATAATAATACCCCATCTGGTTTAAGATTACGAAGTTCTTCTAGAGTATATTTTTGTTTATCTTCCCAAATTTGTGAATGTAATTCTACAGGTAAACCTTTTTCTTTGGTTAACATTTCAAGTTTTTGATTGGTTTTTAACCCATCATAAATCGAAAGATGTTCGTTCCAGTCAATAGCATATTCACCTAATGCTTTATTTAAAGCTTCAAAGTGAATATTTTTTGCTTCGACTAGAACTCCATCTAAATCAAAAATTATTAATTTTATTATTTCCATTTACCTCGCATAACTAACTGAGCAATAATCCCATAGTTAGAGATGTCTATAAAACTATCAATTGCTGCTTCTCCTGCTACGTAATTTTTACCACCACGTTTTAGAATATTTTTTAAACGATTAATTTTATCGTTGCAACGCAACCAAATGCCTGTAATTGAAAGATTAACATCATCTGGGTCTTCAAGTGTTGAGCCTAGAGCAATGTTACCTAAACCATAGTCCATCATTTTAGCAGCGAACAATTCATATTGTTCTTTTTGAATTAAAGCAAATTCAGCTGCTAGTTCAGGATATGTTTTTTCAAAATCTTTAATTGATGTATTATAACCTATTTGTTCTTCCATTTTATAGAGTTTTTACTAATTTATCTTGTTCTTTTTGATCGACTCCCATTTGCCAAAGAATGCTTCGAACACCGTGTTCTTTAATTATATCAATGTAGTGGTCAGCTTCGCCTAAACTGCATTCATAATATTTAGCAACGTATTCTGCTACTTCTTTGGATTTGCTTTTTTTAGTAGATTTAATGTACTTCAGGTAGACATTCTTTTTAGGGATCATTTCAACATAAATTTTATAGTATTTCTCTTTATCTGTGTAGGGTATGAACTGCACAAAATTTACTAAATCTATGTAATCCACACTCATAGATAAATATCTATTTATCATGTAAGGATTAAATGATCCCCGCTGATCTTCAGAAAAGTTTTCCCAAGGAGTTTTTTTAATTGTAATCTCTTTGATCCAATCAAATATAGTCATTATACTCGTCTTGAATATCTTTAGGTAGTGTTTCTTTTAGAATTTTCCCTGTAAGAGCATCATAAAAAATAGGAATAGGGACAATAGCATCTTCACTAGTACCTACAGCAAATTTAGAAGCTTTGCGAAGAATAATTCCTTCAGAAAATACTACATTTCCTTCTTCACTTTTAATGATTTCGGTGTTTTTTAAATTAATGTTTAATTTAAGGTCTTGTTGATTCATAAGTTTTCTTTTTTGTGTTTTAACCAATCTAAATAAAATCCAATCGCAACTATTATATTCATCCCAAAGGATGCTATTATTTCATGTATGTCTTCATAAATGTTCATTGTTAAATGAACGTGCCCTACCATCCAGAAAGGTATGGATAAGTTTCCACTAATCCAACTTAAAGTATAGAAGGTAAATTTTTTCATAAAGTTTGAATAATCTTAGCAATACATGCCATAATGTTAATTTCCTTATCAATTCGGAAATTTGCATGATATTGATACTCTTCTAAAATAATTACCACCAAGCCTTCTCTCCCGTCAGCATAGTGTGACATATTCGAATACAACTCTTTATAAAGTTCCTCATAATCATTAACATTAGAATCAGCTATTATTTGACGAATTTTTTTCCAATCCTTAGTTGTTTTTAATTCATTTATTACTTGTGATGTGTATTGAGAAGATACAATTACTGATTGATCAATGTCTAATACTTTCTCATTAGGGTAAGATGGGCTGTAACTATATTCTCTAATTGATAATTGAACTGTGTTAAGGCACTTTCGTAAATCAGGATAGAATTGATTAACAATTACTTTTAAATCTTTCAAATCATAACCTATATTTTCTTTATCCATAATAGCAGCAATGTGAGCTGCTACTTCGGCTTTAGAGGGAGGAACGATTTTAAGTACCTGACAACGTGATTGAAGAGGATCAATAATACGCTCAACATAGTTACAAGTTAAAATAAAACGAGTACTACGTGAATAAGTTTCAATTACATTTCGAAGTGAGGCTTGAGCTTGGATTGTTAAAAAATCCGCTTCATCCAGGATAACAACTTTGATACTTTTAAACGAAGCAGACGAAGCAAAACCGGATACTTTGTCCCTAATTGTTTCAATCCCTCTTTCATCTGAAGCATTGATGTAAATATAATCACAATCCAGATTGGAAACAATAAGCTTAGCCAAAGTAGTTTTACCAGTTCCCGGACTTCCATAGAATATAAGGTTTTGAATATCGTTCTGTCCTAAATATTGAGCTATGGTAGTTTTAATACTCTCATTACCTACATATTCATCCAGATTTTTAGAACGATATTTTTCAACAAATAAAGTATGTTCTTTACTCGTAGTCACCATACAAATCGTATTTTTTAGGTTCGGGTTTAGGTATTTCTATTTCCTCAGTAGTGATAATATACAACTTTCCCTTCAGGGGTTCAAGTCTAAATGCTTGAGGTTTTGTAGTTGCTTGTTGGTACCAAGCATTTAATGTTTCAGTTAGGGATTCATAAACTTTCTCACCGTTGAGGAGTTTCCACCTGTCACCAGGTGGAACTCGCTCAGCGATTTGAATGTTTTTTTCTACTTCTTGGGTATTCATTAGAACATGCCTCCCATTCCACCCATTGGATCAGATTCTTTCTTATCTGATGGGTTATCAACTACAACACACTCGGTAAGTAATATTGTGCCTGCTACTGAAGCTGCATTTTCAAGTGCAGTTCGGGTTACTTTAGCGGGATCAATAATACCTGCTTCTTTCATATCAACAATAAGGTCCTCTTTGATGTTGAAACCAAACCATGGATTAGTTCCCATTTCACCTTGTCTACCAATCTCATTAATAATTGGGTACATGTCATTTTGGGTATAACCAGCGTTTAAAAGAATTTGTTCAAATGGCTTACCACAAGCTTGATAAACAATTTGCTTACCAATTCTAATAACATCACTTTCTACGTTAAAATGGGTAATAGCTTCACGAGCAAAAAGCAAAGTAGATCCACCACCAGGTACAATACCTTCTTCAATAGCGGCTTTAGTTGCATATAAGGCATCTTCTACGCGGTCTTTCTTTTCCTTAATCTCGGTTTCAGTGTTTCCACCTACATAAACAATAGCAACACCACCAACAAATTTTGCTAATCTTTCTTGAAGTTTTTCCTGCTCAAAAGGTGTTTTAGCTCTTTCAATCTGTTGTTGAAGTTCTTCAATACGTGCCTCTATTTTAGTAGTATCACCTTTACCATCAATAATAGTAGTTTGATCTTTAGTAATAGTAACTGCACGTGCTGATCCTAGCCATTCCCAACTAAATTTATCAAGTTTCATACCTTTTTCAGTACTGAATACTTGACCACCGGTTAATACAGCTATATCTTCCATAATAAGTTTTCGGCGATCACCAAAGTCAGGAGCTTTAACAGCAGCAACTTTAATAATACCTCTAGCCTTATTTACAATCAAGGTTGCAAGTGCTTCACCTTCGATATCTTCAGCAATAATAAACAAAGGACGATTTTGTTGAGAAACTCCTTCTAGTATTTTAAGCAAATCATTTACTTGAGTAAATCTTTTATCTGCTATTAAAATATAAGGATTATCCAAATGGCACGTCATAGTGTTATTGTCGGTAACAAAGAAGTGGGATTTATAACCACGATCAAATTGCATACCTTCTACTGTTTCAAGTGTAGTTTCTCCTGATTTGGATTCTTCAATTGAAACAACTCCTTCACGACCTACTTTATTTAAAGCAGTTGCAATCAACTTACCTACTTCAGGATCATTATTTGCTGAAATGGTTGCGATTTGTTCAAGTTGTTCTTCGCTTGAGATGTCTTCTTTAATTTGAGTACGAATAGCATCAGTTACTTGCTTCACAGCAGCATCAATACCACGTTTAATCTCTACAGCATTTGCTCCATTGTTTAGGTAACTCAAACCGGCTTTAACCATTTCGCGAGCCAACAAAGTAGAAGTGGTTGTACCATCACCTGCTATATCAGCAGTTTTAATAGCTGCTTGTTTTACCATTTTAACACCTACTTCTTCTACATTGTCTGATAGAGAAATAGATTTAGCTACAGTTACACCATCTTTAGTTGACTGTACTTGACCCATCTCGTTAACGATTACTACGTTACGGCCATTAGGACCAAGTGTTGCTACTACAGCATCTGCTAGTTTATCAATACCTGAAACTAGTTTTTTACGACCTTCAGGTCCAAATTCAATTATTTTACTCATTCTTATTTATTTTAGCTAAAACGTCATTTTCACGACCAATCCAATATTCTTCACCTTTGTATTCAAACTTAGTAAATCCCAAAGTAGGAAGAACAATAATGTCTCCTTCTTTTAGAACTGTTGTAAGGAATTCTCCAGTGATTGATTGGTGACCAGGACCTACAGATACAACTGTACCTGTTTTGTTTTTTTCGCTCCCCAAATCAGGAACGATAATATTGCCATACATTGCTTCTTCCAACTCAATAGGTTGAACGATAACGGCATTAAATAGTGCTTGTAAACTCATAATTCTCCAAATTTATCTAAACGTGATACGATACTTTTATATTCATCAATATATTCTCTAAGAGAGTTGTAACTTTTAGCCATAACTTTATCTCGAGAAATAGCTCTTAAACAACCATCTATACTTTTATAAAACCCTAAAGCTTGAGAATATTCTTTTCCACTTTCTTGGGCTACAATGGTCTTGTGTACTGCATAACAATAATCATCTAATTGAATAAAATAAGGTTCCAACAGCGGATCCCTAATAAATTTAAGTGAAGTTTTTACTTCCATAACATGGTTTTAATTATACGTGAAGATACGAAAAATTATTTGTATTTCAAAATTATATTTCAGCTTTTCTTGTAATATAATAAGTACTCTTAATATTATCTTTAGCAAATTCCAATTTCAACAATCCCATAGTATTCAAACTTAATCTAGAATTTTCCGAGTCTTTGTTATTTACTAGAATAGTTTTAATAATTTCAGAATCAAATGGAAGTTTAAACTCTGGGGCATCATTAAAAAACATATCGGGGATAATGTAGCTAATGTTGTTGGTGTGTAGATTAGGTTCTCCAAATATTAGTTCTAGAACGGATTCACCGTCAAAGTTTTTCCCTACATTAAATACAACATTATCACTTTGAAGGGCATTTTTAGCTTTAATCATAGCATCTAAAGACTCTCCATTCAAATCACAAACTACCTCAAAATCAAACTCGCGATCTACTCTACCAGGTTTTTGGATAAGAAGGATATCTGCTAAAGAATAATTTAAAGTATAATTTTTATCCGCAAAAATAATTTTGGTAAAAATCTTATTGTTAGCAGTTAATTTCATCTCAATCAAACCAGTAGTAATAGCTAATAGTTTATTAAGTTGAGAAGTATTGTAAATTGCTATTTCACTATCAGGTAAAGGAAAGTTACTATGGATTACTTGTCCTATCATTTCCCTATTAGGCGAATTAAAATCAATAGTTAAGGTATTATCTTTAACTACCCATTTTACTGATTCTATTAAACCGTTGAGGAAATACTTAGATATAACTGATTGCAACTCTAATTTTTGGATCATAACTAAAAATTGAAAAACATTGTTTTGTAAGGGTTTAGGTTTAAGGTCCAACCCAAATCATGATAAAAACCTTCTAATTTACTTTCTAAAATTGATTCAAATGATTTATTGGTATCGGCATACATATTAAGCATTTCACGAATTTTATCAGGCATGTCAAAATCTAAAAATGCTAACGCCTCAATTTTATAAGGGTTATCTTTTAAATAAATCCATTTAACCTTATCGCCTTGTACAATATACGAATGTTGTTTGTCTAATTTCCAAAAGCGAAGCATATCGTTATATTTAATAGCTGCTTTAACCGGAGCTGGGGCCCCTGCTCTAATTAAAGAAAACATTTCAGTATTGCGAGGCTTCCTTTCAATATACTTGTCTAAAGTTTTAACCGAAGTAGGGTTACCTAATACAGTAATGTCAATGTCTTTAGATAAAACGTGAGCTCTAAAATCTAATAAAAGCTTATCTATTTCAGCTTGATTAACTCCTTTAAGTACTTTCTCTAAAATAGAATTAAAGAACTTCCCAAATATAGGAGGAAAATTAGCCTTCATAAACTCAAGACCTTTAATATCCAACTCGTCTTTATTGACTCCTTCCTTTTTAGTAATCCACTGAGCGTATCTACGAGTAGCTCTAAAATAGGCTGAACGAATGGTACATTCAGTTTTCATCTCAAAGCGGTGCTCTTTTATATTAAACACCTCTTCAGCCATCTGTTGGTAGTAATTGGTAATAAGATCTTGGTATTTTAATGCTACCTGCTCTAAAACTTCATCCCTTTTCTCCTCATCCATAGAATCAAAATCAGGGTGGAGATGCCTAAGCAAAGGTTCAGCATTATAATAGTTAGAGTCAGTATCAACGTATGCACAATAATTAATATCTTCCTCCTTGCATATAAACCAAGGAGTGGTCTCTAGAGTAATCATTCAACAACTTGTATTTCGCCTAAATTGGACGCCGGAATATAATACTTAAATTCACATTCATCAAGCCATTCTAAGACAAGTCTTTGCATATGGTTTGAATTTCCTGTAATTATTTTAGCTTGAGGATTCTCTACCCCATGCCAAAAGAAAAACTCACTAAGCTTATCCTTCACCTCTTTGTGGGACACACCGTGTAAATCTAAAGTTCTCATAATGTCAATTCACCTCTAATTACTTTATTCATATGTGTATTAGCAAACAATGCTGATTCCTGAATAATTCGCTGCCCGGATAAAGTAATAGACTCACTCAAAACTACATTACCGAATCTAAAACCCCCCAAAGCTGTCGCTCCATATAAAGAATTCAACAAAATTTTCATAGTATGCTGTAGAAGATGGTATTGAGCCCCCTTATCCTTTTCCCCTGATTTGTAAGCTGCCTTCATCTTATTCTTATATATGACTCGCTCCTCAAACCATTTTGCCAGAATCGTCTTCAACACCGAATCAAAATCAGTCCTATATAAAACCCCATTAGCCGAAACCGCCAAATTCATATTTTGAATAGTTTCCAGAAGTTTACCTACCGTTATTTTTGTACGCTTACGCTTAGCATTCTCCAACACCAACTCTTCCTCCGGATTCATATTTTTCAAATCATTCAGTCCGTATCTACAGTTAAATATTTCCTTTCCTTCAACAACAACCTTTTCATTTGGAATGATTATCCTACCTACTAATGTTTCTTTACCAATATTCAAAGACATGATAATTGAAGGGTATAGCGACGTTAAGTCCTCATCAAACATGTATCTAAACAAACCGGCGTTGGGGCAAAACAAATAACCACCCGCGTAGTTCTGCTTAGTAATCGGGTTTTTATCGCGGCTTGGCGGTATAATACCTTGGGACAATAAGTAGGCACTGATTGCGCCGTCGTGGATCATACTGTTTTTATAGACGTCACTATAATTGATTTTTCCCTTGTGGGCTAGGTTTTTTGTTAGCGAAATGTATTGAAATTTAGCGTCTAATTCCTTGAGGATCTCTACGTCTCGAAAGTTGTAGGCAATGAACTTTTGTTTGTCTTCTTTAAATAAACGGTCCAAACTACCTTCGTATTCGATTTTTTCTAAACCAACGTATTTTTTACCTAATGCATCTAGTTTAAATGAGGGTTCATCCCTAAAGCTAAACTTTTTGTGTAGCTTCATGTAGTCTAGACTTTCGGTACCCGCAATTTTAAGCCAACCGTCTCTATTCCATTGGGATTCATCCATTACGATTCCGATTGGGGATAGCATGTTTGCTACTTCTTGGTCAAATACGTTGCAAATGCGGTAGTAGAGGTAAGGGATGTCAAAGTAATCGCTATTATAGCCGATAAGTATATCCGGATTAATTTCGCGCATTTTCACTATAAAGCTTTGCAGTAGTTCCTCTTCTGTTAATAAAGGAATAATTTCTCTATTGCCTTCTTTATCGTGTTGTAGTTCACCTTTTTTGTCTAAAATAAGAATTTTCCACTCATCCTTTTGTTTGTGCCACCAAGCTATAGAGGTAATGGGTTTGGGAGCACTACGGATGTAATCTTCCGTAAGTGCTCCTCCCATTTCACATTCTATATCAAAAAATACTTCTTGGTGAGTTGTAGATGGTTCATCGTTGTCTCCAAATTTGTCAATAAGAAACCTTTGGTATGGTCTCATATCGTGAAAATGGAGTTTTGGATTTTCTTTATCCCATTTACTAACTTTGCGGAGTGATTCTTGTTTTAATCCTCTAATGTTTTTGTCGGAATCAATATCATCGCACTCCTCATAAGCAGGGTACCACCAATCGTATACAAAATATCCTTTATCGTCCCAAAGGTAAATCTTGTGTTTGTTTCCTCCTACAGGTTGAGTGAAACAGGATTTGTAACTCATTTTTTAGCGGCTGCAGAGTGGGTTGAGAAGTATTCTAGTGGGAAAAATTGTTTTAGATCAGGTCTAAAGTAATTGATTGATTTCATTACTTTACGGTCTCGGCTACGATATACAACGTACTTGTCACCAACCTGTTCATAATGACATACTTCGCCTTGTTCCTCGGAACGTACTTGTACAGTTTTTTCTGCCTCTTCTTCAGTTCCACAAGCCTTTGAAATATTCGATGCTTGTACTTCCATGTAAGCGGGCCAAATTTTATTCTTAAGACCATGAAGCATAGTACCGTTCCCAAGGGAAACGTAAGCAATGTCGCACAATGCATCCAAAACTTCAACTATGTCTCCACTTTCGCAAGCTTGTTTATATTCTTCAAGTTCTTCGAGAACGAAGTTATATACGAACTCCCACTCAGCTCTATTATTCGGTATTTGAGGGACATAGTTGTTTGGTTTATTCATTAAGCTGTTGAACTCTTCAACCTCGCTGACGAATGGTACATATTGTCCATTGAATAATTTTGCGATTCGGTTTGATGTTGTTTCAGCCCATTCCATTTCTGGGTTGCGAGTTGCTTCATCTCGGTCTGAGAGTGAGCGGAGGAGACCTAAACTATTGATTAATTCGATCTGGATTAATTCCTGAAATTGATTCATATTTGTTTTGTTCAGTTAAATGGTGATAAAGTCTTGTGCTTACAATGTCGGTCCAAACTTGGATGCGGCCTTCACTAAAGCTGTCTTTTTGTTTAGGATCAATTAGTATTTGAAGATTACCTTGCAGTTCAGCTACAATTAGACGTTTGATGTCTTTTTCAGATAGAGATATTTCCATTATTGATTTTTAGTGAATCAAAAAACTCTTGGCGTGCTTGATTTGTATTATCCATAAACACACCTGATGCTTTGGTAGTTACCATTGCTGCGCCTTGGTGGTTAATACCTCGGCAAGATACGCAATTGTGAGTGGCTACCACAGTTACAATCACACCCAAATTACCTTCAGTTACTTTATCTACTGCTTGATGAATAGCTGCTGTAAGCTGTTCTTGGATAGCGCCTCGACGACCAAAATGCTCTACAATTCGGTTTAGTTTAGACAAACCGATTACTCGACCTTCATTTCCAGCTACATAACCAATATGAACTACTCCACGAATGGTTTGGTGGTGATGTGAACACATTGAGGTAAGTTGAATGTTACGTTCAATGATAATTCCATCGTAACCATCTGATGGGAATGAAGTGATTTCTGTAAAGTTGTTGTAGCGACCTTTCCACAAATCGTTTACGTAAGCTTTAGCTACACGACGAGGTGTTTCCATTGAGTTAGGATCGTTCTGCCAATCGCATTTTAGTGCAGTAAGAAACTTACCAAAGTGTTCTGCTGCTTCTTCAATCATTTGATCTTTTTGTTCTTGGGTAAGCGGGAAATCTCCTGCTACACCATTCGCGAACCCTGCTGGTACGCATTCAATGTCGTTGTATTTTTTACGACGCTTATTTTCAATATTTTCCATATAACTTATTTTACGTAAATGTACTAAACAATCTTTACAGAGCAAAAATTGACTTTAAATTTCGTTTGAATCCTCCAGTTGAATCCATTCCGTAACCAATTAACCACTCGTCTTCGCATTTGAAGGCATGTCGGAAACTTGAAACATGACTATGTGGGTCAATTGGGTTAAAATTATTTTTAACTCGTTTTACCAAGGTAACAATGTTAATTGTTTTAGCCCCTTTTAGGTTAAAATATTTAGCTAAAAATTTCATTGTTTCTCCTGAGTCAAAGATATCGTCTACAAGGTAGACGTGTTTACCTTGAACTGAGGTTTCAACATCTTTGGTAAGTTGAATGCTGCCTCGTTCTTTACCTGAGTAGGATTTGACTCTAATAAAATCACATTCGACATCAATATCTATATTACGGACTAAATCAGAATGAAACATAAAGGCTCCGTTTAAAACACCTACCATTACAACAGGTGTAGCGTCGCCTCTATGTTCATCTGAAATTTGCTTGGCTAAAATTTTGGTTTTAATATCAATGGTTTTAGCCGAATATAGTTCAACCATTTATAAAATTTTCTATTTGAGTTGCACCTACATATTTTTTATATTCTTGATTTTCAAAAACATATAAAGTAGGATATCCATCACAAGGGAAATGTTCAGAAAAGTCTTCTGTAATTTCTTTACCTGTTTCTATCTCAAATGTAGGAATTTGATGAGTTTGAGAATATTCTTTTAATTGGGGTTTAACTACTTTACAGTAATGACATCCTTCAGAAGAATATAGAACAAAGGTTTTAGAACCTTCTTTGAGTCTTTCTAATAATATTTGCTTCATGTTTAATTTGATAAAGGTGCTTTGATTGCTGGGTGTGATTGGTAGTTCTCTAAAATAACATCTACATGAGAGCTGCAGAAGATTCCATCCCTAACATGCACTGTAGGTAGTTCCATCGGCTCTCTAGTGATCTGTTCTTTAGCTTGTTCAATATGATTTTTATACAGGTGAACATCACCTAAATTACCAATTAGTTCGTCAGGAACCATATTCATTTCATCAGCTAACATCATTAATAATAATCCATAAGATGCAATGTTGAATGGTAAACCTAAAAATGTATCTACTGAACGTTGATTCCACATTAATGAAATTGTTCTTGTTGGGGTTGGTGTATAATATGGATTATCAAAATCAGGTAAATTATTAGGGTCAAAGAACCTTTCCATACCTGTTTCATAGTTGTTATTAAACCATATGTTGTATCGTTTTTCTAAACTCAACTCTCTCGTATAAACTTGAAATCCATAATGACAAGGTGGAAGAACCATTTGGTCTAATTCACCTACATTCCAAGCATTAACCATCAATCGTCTTGAGTCTGGATTTGTTTTAAGGTCGTTGATTAGATTTGCGATTTGGTCTATTGAATTATTTTGGTACGTTACTTTAACATCATATTTACTATGATCTCCACCATCACGAATTAAGTCCATAACTTTAACTTTGTCAGAACTTTTTACATTTTCTAAATCATAATTTATTACGTTTTTTTTACCCCAACTTCTCCATTGCTTTCCATACACAGATCCAAGGTCACCCCACTTCTTAGCAAACTCATCATCTGTTTTGATTTTGTTGATGAACTTATCTTTGTTAATAATAAATTCAGTTTCACTATTTTCAGGTAACGAATCCACATACTTAGAAAAAGTTCTAACATAATTAGCAAAGCAATCACCATCCCAAATATGACAATTATTATCAACCAAATACTTGATGTTGGTATCTCCTCTTAAAAACCATAGCAACTCAGTTACCATAGTTTTAAATGCCATCTTCTTGGTAGTAAGCAAAGGATAACCTTCAGACATTTTATGCCTGATTTGACGTCCAAATACTGAAATTGTTCCAGTTCCAGTGCGGTCTGTCTTCTCTACTCCGTTATCTAGGATGTCCTGGAGGAGTGCTTGATATGCTTTATCAAGATTGTTCATAGGATAACGCTGGTCCATATTTAAATTCATGAGTTTCTCCAGGTTTAGAAGCTTTAAGTCCACTTTTAGTGATATAATCTAAGTTATACCCATATAAATTTAGAGCTTCTATAACTTGATTAGGGGTGATAATGTTGTCTTTCCAAAGACCCCAAAGAACAGATAAATAATCGTTAGGCATCAGACTTCGCGTTTAGTATCAAAAGCAATAATGTGTTCTCTACCGGTAAAGTTGTACTTGTGTTCAGTACACCAATTAATTACCATAGGGTAAACACGGATCAACTCATCACGATTATCTCCTGGAGGCATAATCCAAATTTTGTGGCGTGGTACCTCAAGTTCATCCAAGAACTCTTTAATTTCATCCCATGTAGCTGGTTGTTCTTCTGGGTTAACAACTACTTTCATATGGTAGTCGCTATGGTACTCCATTGACTTTTTAATCGCATCTTTATTCAAGCGGTAACGATTATGAGTATGGATAAACTTTTCGTCTACAACGTCTCCAAGAGGCGTTTTAGCACCCAAAGTTGGAACACTGTTAGCAAACTTAGGACTAAAAGAAACCAAACCAATAGGGTAATCGGTTTCCAAAAAATGTGATCCTTCAGTTTCAATAGTGATGATAATACCTCTTTCATTTGCGAAATGAGTTAATTCGTTTACGATTTTAGGATGCATTGTAGGTGAACCTCCGGTAAGCATCATTTCTGTGATTTCGGGATTTTCATCGTAAATGTTGATAATGTCCTGGAAGGTATATTTACCTTTTTCAGGGTGAATGCTCGTGTACCAAGAGTCACACCAGCCTCCGTCACCAAAGTAGCAACGGTGGGTGCATCCTGTTGTACGAATAGCAACAGTAGGGCGACCTGCACGGCTACCCTCTGATTGCACACATGTATAAAGTTCTACAATTGGTAGAATCTTATTATAATCTTCTATTCTTCCTAGTGACATATTATCCTTTGTAAAATGCTGTATTCTTTTCGTGTTCACGGAATTCAACTTGAACTACTTTAACTCGATCATCTGTTTCAGCTTGAACAAACTCGTTAATTTTATTGTAGAAGTATTCTGCGAATCGTTCTGCTCCTGTAGCTGGTAGAATACGAAGTTGGATAACATCGAATGCTTCCATTTGTTTAAATGCTGGTAAATATGGATCATCTTCGGCTACAATTGTAGTATGATCAAGCATATAATCCATCCATGCTTTAGGATTCATACCATCAATAGTACCTTTAGCACGTTTCATACCTCCGAAATCCCAAACCCAGTTTTTTTCATCGAGTTCACCTTCGAACCATACTTTTAAACTTACTCCATAACCGTGTAGAAATTCACAATGAGTTCCTTCGGCTTTCCACTGACGGAAGACTGTTGAGTATCCGTCAAATACTTTTGTTGATCTAAAGGTTCCCATTATTGATTAAGAAATTCTACTACTTGTTGTGGGGTACGAGCTCCTGTAAAACGAGCTATTTCTTGTTCATTTTCTACTAAAATTACAGTTGGGATGTTTTTAATTCCAAATCTTGTAGAAGCATCTGGGGTGTAATCTATGTTGAGTTTTTTAATAGGAATGCCTTGTTCAGCTAGTCGGTCCATTATAGGTCCAAATTGTTTGCAGGGGCCGCACCAGTCAGCTGAAAAATACCATAGTGTTCTCATTTTTTGTCTAAAAATTGATAGTTAATAAAAAGAAACATCAATGCCGAGGCCATAAACCAATGGCGATTTGATGCTTCAACTAATGAGCTTGCTAAAAAGCTCCAATGTCCATATTTCAGGATCAAGTCTCCAAATTTTTTCATACTAATTCTTCTAATATTCCTACTATTTCGCTGAATATAAGAACAAAAGCTGCAGTAACCAAATCAAATGGGATAAGAATATACCCAGTTATACGAATACTTGATTTGATAAAGCTCATAATCTTATGCCATTTTTGGTTTGGCATATGCTTTTGTTCTTCTTCCCAACGTTCTTTATTTTTACCGTTGAAAATATCTCGGTAAATATTACTTCTATCGCTCATGACTTAAATTTAAATATTCGTTTATAGTTATTCCTGTTTGTTTTTCATGGTAGTGAAAATCTCTGTGACAGTTGGAACATAAAGGGATACATTTTTTTAATTCTTCTTTTGTTATTTTAATTCCTCGTTTAACAGTACCTACCATAAAATCTTTTTCATTAGGATTAATATGGTGTGCATCTATTGTATGAGGTCTTTTTTCATTGCATTTAGAACACCCTTGGGATTTCCATTCTAATATTAGTTGGTTGTATTTGTTACTATGTTTTTTACTATTTTCTTCCCACTTATCTTTATTACTTTGTCTATAAGTTTCAGTTCTAATAGCAGTACAAGATTTACAAACACTTAAATATCTATTTCTACTTTTATCGTATGAAAAATCATTAAATGGTTTTTCTAATTTACAATCACTACAGGTTTTCATATTAATATAATTAAGGGGTATTCACGATAATAAATATTGTGAATACCCTCGAAAATATATTAATGGTTAAATTCTTTTAAAACTTTTTCAACATGAGTTTTAGCTATTTCCCAACTTACTTCACCTGTTTCATCTTCATATTGAACAGGATCTGGGCGACCTAAGAGGATAAAGGCTTCAATACGCTCAACACTTGAAGCAGACATGTAATCAGAATTACCTGACGGGTAAGGTTTGTAACTTGTGTTAGTGCGTTTGTATACTTCATTAAAATCTAATCCAAGTTCTCCACACAATACTTCCCCATCTTGGAGAATGGTAAATTTATTACCTTCCATATAAGGAGTGTAATAACCTACTTTATCAGCTCCCCAATTACCTATTCTAAAGGCATGATCATCAGCATCTCTAAATTCACTTGTACAATCTGGGTAAATCGAATGGTCCCCGCTATGTACCCCTAATGCAATATCACATTGTTCACCTGTTTTTTCAGCGATTGAAAGTGCAACTGCTTGAATGATTGAAGCAAAGATTTTGTTACGATTAGGAACAACTGTTGCTTTCATATTTTCTTCAGCGTAATGTCCTTCAGGTACTTCATCTCCACCTGTTACAAGTGCTGAGTTGAGTAGATTGACCAAACCATCAAGTGTGATAACTCTGTAATTAATAGATTGGTTATTTTTATTTAGGTATTCAACCAATGATTGAGCTCTCTCTAGCTCTACTCGGTGTTTTTGACCGTAATCAAATGAAAGTGCTGTTACTGTATCGTACTCTTTCAAGCAACGAAGCAACAATGTTGAGGAATCCATTCCTCCAGATAACGAAACTACTACGTGTTTAGCCATGTTTTGTATAAATATTTAATGTGCCAGGTATTGTGAGCGTATAGGCAAACGCTATTTAATTTTATCACCGCTTAAAATAAACTTACTAGTCGGACCTTCTTTTGTCTCTACTAATTCTAATTTATCATACATCTCCTCATAAACTTCCTTCCAACCCTCGCCGCTTTTTTCAGCTCGAATATACTGTTCTTGAGTAAGGTCTACTTGGTAGATGCGTTCAGTTCTTTCTATTACAGTTAATTTAGGCATAATTATAAATTATAAAGAGTATAGGCAAACTCTGTTTCCAATTTTCTTAATCAATTCTTCTTCTTCAACTGTAAGCTGCATTCTGAATCGGATGATTTTAGCTATAGCTTGATCCAGATCAGTATCTTCGATAGTATCTCCTGTACCATTAAACGGAGAAGCATAACCATCTTCAATTAACATTTCTGCTAATTCTTTTTTATCTTTATCACGACATTCGCAGTAGAAGTCATCTACATCAACATCTACCCAAGCTTCAAATTCTGGCATAACTTTTATTTTTTAAAGATCGTTAATTTCACGGAACTTAAGAATGTTATGAGATAAAAGCTCATAATCAATTTGGTCTGATAACATAAAAAAGTAATCATTCATATTGGCTTTAGGTTTTTCGGTTAAACCCGCGTTAGTATAACGAATTCCTTCTAACGTCGCCATTACTGGGTTTGAAGTATCAATTGATTCGATAAATTTAAATCCGCGATACCAACCAAATTCTTGTGGTACTTGACAACCTAATAAATGCACTCGGTCATTATTTTCAATAACATTAATTTTATGAAGTGCTGAAATAACTGAGATACGACCTAATGCTTTGCCTAGATTTTTGTTAGGGTGAGGTACTACATCATTGTAATAAGAGGCACCGTATGAGAATGCAATTTTCTTGTAACCTAGATCTTTGTAGGTTTGGTAGCAAGTTGATGCTTCATGGAGTGTAGTTGCTTGAACCACAGCTACCTTTTCTACTCCTACAGGTAGTTCGACCTGAGCCCACTTACGGGCGTTTACAACTGATTTGTCTCGATCTTGCCAAACATCAGGTACAATAAATTCATTAGGACGCAACACATCAATCCAATACATTAGACGATTCTCATCATAAGCATGTCCTAGCTCATGAAGTGAATTATCCATAATAATATATCGACCCTGTGCTGAAGAAGTCAAGAAATAATCTTGGTAACCTTGCTCTTGATCAAGTAAGTGGGGGAGGCAATAATCATAGTCATTAAACATACGACTATCATCTAATAAACATAACGGGGTTTCGTGACTAACCTTTACCATTATAACTTTTTTAAATTTAAGATAAAATTTTAGTAATCTTTAAATTAGGATCATTTTTAAATTTAACCCACTTCCAATTTTGGTAGGGGGAACAACTTTTTATAGCTAATAATATTGTGTTTTTAGGTCCCCAACTACTTTCCGTTTCTAGTTTTTCTATACGTTCTATAGTCCAAAATTTACCATGAATGTTGGTGCATGTTAAACCTTGTTCTGAAGTGCCTTTAACACGAATAGTTTTACCTATATCAAGAAGTTTTTTCATTAGTTAATTTGTTAAGTTCATCTTCGATTTCTACTTTTCTCTCAGATAAATATTTAAACTGCTCTACAACATTAACTTTATTAGGATTATCTGGGTGATAACGGAATGTTTCGTCAAGCTCACTGGCTACACAAAGTAGTTCGTCGATTAGGGATAGGTGTTTTTTTTCGGAGGGGGTGAGTTGGGGTTGCATAGCTTTTATTTTTAATTACATCTAAAGATAAGAAAAATTCTTTAAAAAATCAAGTACATTAAAAATATTTTATTGAATCTTCAGAATCATTTTTAGGAGTAGTCTTTTTTAAAAACGATTGGATAATAGCTTTTTTAAGAGCAGTATGTTCGTTTTTAATTTGTTCTCTTTTCCAAGGTTCTCCTACAATTAGTTGACTATTACTTTTTTCAATTTGGTCAAATATTTTTTGAATTTCATTTAATTCAACTATTTGTTCTGAGGATAAATTAGATTTAAGGGCTTCAAATTCATCTATAACACCATCTTGGTTAAGGTCAGTTTTATCAAATATTTCTTGAATTTCTTCTTCTTCAATGACTCCATCACCATCTAAATCTAAATTAGTAGATTCAGATTCGGGTTCTTCATAATATAGTTTTCCAGTTTTAGGGTCTATGAATACTGGAATTGGTTGGTCTTTTTTAGGATCTTCTGGGGAGTTTTCTGGGGGAGAAGTAGAATTGTTCCATTCTAAATCTTCTAAACCATCATTTAAAGTAACATCCCAATCCTTAAAATTATCTTCTATTATGGGGTCTTTAGTACGCAATTTAGTAAAAGCAAAATTAGCTGCAATTACAAGAGCAATTGCTAGAGGATCAAATACAAAGATTATTATTAAAAGAAGCCAGTTAATAATACGACTCATTTCTACCCCAGTTAATTCTGAAAGATATTTAAGTGGGCCTAGTTCACTAGCGGCTTCACTATTTACTTTAGTTTCTAAGATTTGAGTTTCAAGGGCAAATATAGAATCGTTTACAATATCTAGTTTGGTTGCTAGTTTTTCGTTTTCTTTTGCTGTTGATTCTAGGTTACGAATAGCAGCATTGTTTGTTCTGACTACTAGATTGCCTTTTTTATCTGTGTATTGAGTAGTTGAACCTTTAGATAGTGTACCCCTAAGTTCGTTGTTTGATTTCCTATCTGCTAGAAGATTGTCTCTTGTTTCCTCGTATAGTGCCTTTTTGGTTTCTAGGGCTTCTATTTGTTGAGTTACGATACCTTCTTTATTTGCTGTTTCTTGGTAGGCAGCAGACAAGAAACCATAGATACCAGCTGAGGTGATTAAAATAAGCACCCCTGCTGCTATGGTTAGGTATACTCTAAGACCTTTGTTGATTGTATCCCAGTACTGGTAAAGTAGGGATGCTATAACTAACTTAGCGATTTCGAGTGAAGAGGCCATGATAATAACCTCAAGTGATGCGCCTGCGAAAAGTTTGCTAAGGCCGCTTACTGAGTAGAAAGCGGCCGAAGCAGATACTGATAGCGCTGAAAACGCTATTAAAAATGGAAATATTTTATTCTTTAGGTTCTTCATTTCTTATACCTTTATGTTTATCTATTCTATCAAGGATTTCGTTTAACAAACCCACCTTAATAAAACCAGCCATAGATGCATTTTTAAGTGCACTTATGATCTGGAATACCATAAAAGGTACAATAATTACTTCACTAAGCCAAGCTGTACCAGCAAAGCCTTGTTCAACCATTAAAATAGCTGTTAAAATTACTAACCAAGCAAATGTATTTCTTAATACTTGAATAGCTTTACGTGTTTGAAATCCTTCTCTTTTAACTCCAGCTATCATACCAAAGATACCATCTAGAAACATTACTCCCACTATAGCTAAATACTGGTCAGAATTAGCCATAGTAAGGTTCAGAAAATATGAACACATAAAAGTAACCCCTGCTGACAAAGACGTTATTGCTAGTAGTGGGAGGTTTAGTTTCATCATACTATATCTTTTGATTCAATAAGAGTGTAGGTAAATGATTTAAAACCAGCAGTTTTAGCTTTTCTGGCAATAGCCATAAACTCTTCAAAATCAGCTGCTCTTTTAAATACTTGGCATCCTTCAGACCAGTTTTCTACATAAGTTGAATCAGCACCCGCTTTATGGATATTGATACCAAAGATACCTTCTTGAATTTTAGTTTCATCATAGGTCATATCTCTGTTAGGATCTCTGTAAACCTTAACCGCTTTTTGTTGTTTTAGAGCTTCGTATTTGCCCTGGTGTAGACCTAAAGCATGTGAATCAATATACTGACCTTCTACTAATCTAGCAACTCCAGCTGCATTGTGATATTCTTTAACACCTTTAGTTCCTGGATCGGTAGTATTCATCCACTCTTTGTAAATCCATTCCCCATTAACTTGGTAGGATAGAGTTAGTCTGTCATCAAAAGCATTAGTTACTTTTTGACCTGTGTCTGAGTTACGAACACCAACAATATTCAAATGGTAATCTTTACCTTCAAACCATTTATATCCTTTAGCTTTAACAGCAGTTTCAACTTTTTCTTTTGAATATTTAGTAGTTCCTGTTGTAGGTTTAGATGTTGTAGCTGGGGTTTTAGTTTCAACTACAATGCCCATTTTTGCTAAAGTAGCGGGACCTACAATACCATCAGCAGGTAAACCATTTTTCTTTTGCCAAGCTTTAACTGCTTCTTCTGTTTTTGGACCAAAATTACCTACGGGGTCAACACCTAAAACGATTTGTACTTTTTTTACAATCTCGTTATTATCACCTCTTTTTAATATCATTTTATTAATATTTTAAATTAACCAAGTTCTTCTTCTTCGTAATCGTAGCTTTTTTTAGCTTTAGAGGCTTTTTCTTGCTTTTTATCTCCAAAGATCTTTCCGGCTTCTGCAATGCCAAAAGCGCCAAGAGTAATAACTACAAATGAATTAAATACAGTATCTGAAATAACGAGTTCTTGACCCATGATACCAGTTGCGATGTCAGCAAGAGCTGCGATACTCATTACTGAAAAAGACATGAAACCTACAATTGTTTTTTCATTGTAATCGTTTTTGTCTTTAAAGATGTCTTTAAATGCCATAGTTTGATTGATTTAAGTTAAAATTTGTACAACTATTAGGCAAAACGTTTGTTATAAATATTATAAATCTTCAATTAGTAATCCATTATTTTGGATAAAATCAAAAGAAGTATTTCTAGTAACAATACCATAATTTGATATATCTAGGGTTACTTCTTTAACTTCTAAAGGGATGGGGATTCGATACCAACAACTAGTATGGGCTAAGTAGGGTTCTCCAATAAATTGAGAATCAAAATAAATTTTTACTGAATAAGGTTTGTCTCCGGTTAATAAATTTTGAGTAGCATTAAATAAGAAAAGATGTTTATTTCCTTGAGGGTCTGGGAAGATGTTAAAAAGGTTATCGATTAAAAAATGTTCATTTTGATAACGGTTAACTACACCCCAGTCAATATAATTTGAATTGACTAGATTTAAAAATGAATTTTCTAAATTTTGAATTAAATGGAGATCAGTTTTAATTAAATCATAAAACATTCCCTCATAATTTTTATCTAAAGAATATTTACTCAAATTTTCTACAGAATACCATTCAGAAATTTCTTGAGGTAAAGTAAAAATGCTTAAAAAATAATCAACTGAGGTAAAGAAGAATGTGGTAAAAGCACCTATGTAATCACTTCCCATTTGGGGCCCTATAACTGTGGAGAGTTTATAGGGATTATTAATTTGAAATAAATTATCTTTTACCCAATTTAAAGATTCTTCTTTAAAAATATTATCATCTTCAGTATAAAATACTTTAGTAAATCCTAAAGATTTAGCTAGATTAAATCCTAATTTAATATTTTTAGTAATAATATTATTAGGGCAAGGATTATAGGATTGTATTTGATAAGAAGGAAATGTTAAATTATAGAAAGGAACTCTATAACCTCCATTATCCCTTATAAATTTAGTAAAATCTTTTCCTAAAGAAATATTTTCTTTATTTATTACTACATAATCTATTTGAGATAAAATGTAAGATGGAACTTCACACCCACTTATAAGTAAAATAGGAAGTTGTAATGTTTTAAAATTATTAATTTGAGTTTCTAATAATTGAATTTTTCTTTCATTATTGGGAAATCCATTTATTATAATTAACTCTTTTTCATTCATAAAAGGTTAGTTTAATATAACTATTGGGTAAAACGTTTATTATAAATATTAAAGTGTTTTTAAAGCATCCTCAAGAGAACGCTGTAGGGCTTTGGAAAATGCCTTTCTATTAAGAGGAACTTCATTATTTTCTACATTTAATAAAGCTGCAAATAATAAAGTTTTTCTTTTAGCATCTCCAATATATTCTTTTCCGTCAATGGTTATTTTAACCTCTACAATATAGTTTTTTCTTAACCATTGCATACCTACTATATTGAGTTTTTGTTGTGGAGATTCAATTTTAGTTATCTCTATTGTGGTACGACTAGCTAAAGGATTAATACCTTTATCGTATAAAAGTTCTTCAACAGTTTCTTTTACACCAAATCGAACATCTCTGTCTTCGATTGTTTGAATTGGGGTTGAATTAATAACTGTGTCAATGGGGGTTGTAGCTAGAGTAGCTGCTAGTAAAAGTGATAGCATGTTAATTATTATATCCTGTTCTTATTAAATAAAAATTAGTGTTACCTTTATTGGTTAACCCACTTATAGTAACATTTTGTTGTCCGGTATACGTATTTTTTAAATTTGAACTAGACGCATTTATTATAGACCATTCTGCTACAGTAAATATTCTATAACTGGGTACCCCAGGTTTCCAACTTCTGCCTATTATTCTCATAAATATAAGGTAAATATCAGTAATGGATAAATTATTATCTCCGTTCACATCCATTCTATAATAGTCTTTAGCTACAAAAGATTGAGACAGTATTTTTTGGTTGAAGATTTGGACATCACTACTGGTAGGAGCCGCTATAGTTAAACTACCTAAACGTAATTCAAAATCATATAAATTAGCATCTCTAGAGGATGTTAAACTATATTTTCCAGTGGCATCTGTTGTATGGTTACTTAATAAAGTATAAGTAGCATCTGATTTTAATTTACTGTAAAGCTGGAATGGTATGTTTGGGATTCCTACCCCATTAGCCCCATAAACATAACCATTATAAGCGAATGGATCTTGCGCACCGGTAATTGTTGTTTTAAAATCAAATGTATTACCATATGGGTAGTTACCACAAAGTGTAGGAGATGCAGAATATACCATTATAAAACGAGCATAAACTTGACCATTAAATACTGAAGTGGGGACTGTAAATGTACTATTAAAGGTTCTAGTACCGGTCCAAATATCAGTATGTGAATATACTAATTCACCAGCATCATTTAAATTACCATTACCATTAAAATCAATCCATAATTTAAAATATTGTTGGTAGTTTCCTTTAGTTTGAGCTGTAAATGAAATAGAGATATTTTGGCCAGCATTAATAGTAGGAATAGGAGTGCCTGTATAATTGTAGTAACCTGGACCTGAGTATCCTGTATTACCCTGATAGTATTGCCCATTTATGGTTAGATTTGCCATGTATTCATAGCCAAAACTAGTAGCACTACTAGCACAAAGAGTAGTTTGGGCGTATGATTTTACACCTAATAAAGCTAATAATATTATGAGTAATTTTCTCATAGTACAAGTTTAGCACCTAATAATACTTGATAGTTTAAAACGTTGGCTCCCGCTAAATAAGTTCCACCTCCAGTTAACCCAACCCCAAATGTTTTAGTCATTTTATAATTTACATTAAAAAAGGGGATGATAATAGGTTTAGAACCAAACCAAGATTCAGTATAATATTTTGAGTAAGGAGCGTAAACACCAGCTGCAATTAGAGTACCATCTATATTTTTATATAGTTTACCTTTATACATGAACCCAGCTACAGCTAGAGTTGATATAATAGGTTCTTTATATAAAACCCCAGCACTACCAGCAGCACCATAAATGGCAGTAAAACGTTTTAAGCTGTTCACTCTAATAAACATTGTAGTATTAGACCAAGCATCAGGTTGAAATGACATTCCTGAAGATAAAAGATTAATACCTTTGTTTCCTTTTGGAGTAGTACTAATCCAAGACTTCATTGCAGTTATATTACTGATTCTAGCTCTAATCATGTAATCAGCTGAGATGCCAATTGATGCTGTGCCATCTCCTTTTACTTTAGTATATGAAAATGTACCTCTAGCATCATTAGTTTTATCGTCTGTTTTTTGGAGACCAACTATATCACCAGTTACTAAAATTGCTGGTTTTTGGACTTGGGCTTTAGCTTTAGCTGTTGTTTTAGAGGTTTGATTCGCGTCTGATTTTTGTTGGTCTGTTTTAGCTTCGTTTACTTTTTCTTGAGATGGGACACCCTCTTTATTTCCTTCTTGAACCTCTCCTGTTGTTGATCCCCCGCCAGATTCACTAGGGTTAGAACCACCAGAATTAGGTTCGCCATTACCCCCACCCCCACTAGAACCTGAGCCTGAATTACCAAAAGAATTAGTGTTGTTATTGTTATTACTGCTGTTATTCGAGCCAGGGATATTTGACTGAGAGTTGTTATTGTCTTCATTAGAGTTAGAGTTTGAATTTGATTGGTTACCTGTGTTGACATTCCCACCTATGTTAAGAGAAGAAATAGATGCAACTGTACTCAAATTCAGAACATTATTAATTATATTGGTTGTTAAATTTGTAGTAGATGTTGTTGTGACTGAAGTAAACACTTCACTACAGGGGGAGGCTGTATAATTAAAATATACTTGGTTAAGCCACGTATCTAAAACACCACTAGAAATCTCATTATAAGTAAATGCTCGAGTCTGCCCATAGTATGAAACTATAATAGGAGCACTCATATCGTATGCTAAAGTTTGTACTTGTTGAGTACATGGGTCAATATATGAATACATGAAGGTCTGTCCTTTTAAGGACAAACCTCCAAGTAAAAACAGGAATGCTAATATTTTAATTTTCAAATACACCGTTCTTGATAAGTTTTTCGATTACATTAGTACTAGCTGTTTCTAATGCTTTGCGAGTTGCCTTACCTACTGTGCTTTGAGAGAATGTCATACCATCCAATGATTTTAAGAATGCTTCACCTGTTTTAGTAGCTTCACCTTCACCTGAACCAATGTAAATTTGTCCAGTTTCAGCGTTTACAAATCTAACTTGTAGTCTAATAAATGTAGTTACTACAACTTTAGCTTTGCCTTTTACTACGGTTTCATCCTCATCAACAGCAAAATCAGCTACAGTTACATAAACAAAGTAACGAGCAGCTTTAATTTTACCTTTACCATCAATCGGTTCTTCAAATACACCTTTTTTAGATGCTTTGAACTGTGTTACCATTCTTTCTTTGATTTCAGATTTTTCTTCTGTAAAATCAAAGCGATTAGTTTCATCTAAATAATCAAGTACAGATTCAGCAAATCCTAAACCTACATTTTTTTCTTGTAGGCTTGGGTACATTTTAAATACTTTTTCTAAATCTACGTTTACAACTTGAACAGTAGTTTTAGCTCCAGAATAATCTGAAACTGTAGATATACTTTTAGATACTACCTCGTCTCCTTCAGTTACGGTTGACATTGAACCACAACCTGAAATTAGAAGGAGGAATGCTAGACTACCAAGGATCTTCTTCACTTGTCTCTTCTTTTTTAGCAGGAGCAGGTTTTTCAACTACTCTTTCAATTACTTTAGTTCCACCACCACTTTGTTTTTGCTGGTTGGTGTTTTCAATGTTTACAACAATAGGAGCAGGAGTAGTATTATTTACAGGAGCAGGCGCTTCTACTACTTGTTCAGTTTTTACTTCTGTTTCTTCTTCAACACCAAAAAATTTATTAATGTTTGTTGTTAGATAAACTCCAGCTGCAGTAACAGCAGTGGTGGCTACACCGATTATAGTCTTTTTAAGACCAGATAATCCTCCTTCTTGTTCTTCACTCATTTTATTTAATTATTATAGTTCTACTTGTAGCAACCTGCTCATCAGTTAAGATAGAAGTGTAATAAACACCTTTAGCTAAAACCGATAAGTCTACTTCGTATACATATTGACCTGTAGGTACATATTCGTTAATAACCTGGATTAACTTTCTACCTGTGATGTCAAATATAGCTACTTCTGCTTTAGAATCTTTTAAAACATTAAATTGAATGGCTGTAAAACCTGTTGTAGGGTTAGGGTAAGTTATAATATCAAACCCTTCTAGCATGTCTGAATCTAAATCGCGTTTTCTGATTTCAATTCTACCATTTGTAGGTTTAATGTTCATATCAGTTGCTGCGGCATCACCTACATACTTTTCAGCTACATAAAGGGGAGATACAGTCCAGTTTAGTTTTGGTTTTAAAGCAGTAAACTGTAAAGTAAAGGCTAAATCACCATCTACTAAATTGTTTACATTTGAGAAATCAGCTCCACCCCATTCTACAGCTCCGTTTGTAGGGTTAAAGTATGACATCCACTTCATTGCTTTTTCACTGTTTAATACACTCTTAAATTCAAGTAAGTCTTGATCGTATTTTACATTTAACTGTAAAGCGCTTAAGTTATCTTGACCTGTGATTACAGTTACAGGAACATTTACTAGGTTACCTTCGTTAACTGTTAGGTCTGGGAATCTAACTTCAATTTCATCTATTACATTATCGTATTGAACTGTTTGATCAATAATGTAGTTTGGAGCATTGTTTGGGTTAACAATAGTTACTGGTACTAAACGAGCCATCTTGAAACCAGTTGAGTTAGCATCACCTTTTACTGCTACATAGTATGTAACTGAATCTTTACCGTTTAATAGGTATTCAAAGTTTGCAACACCTGGGATTGTTGAAGCTTGAGATGTAGCTGAACCATTGATTGAGGCATATTGTGTCTCTGTAAAGAATAAGATGTTAGGTACATTATTAGGCCAAGTAGCAAAATTACCAGCTAATTT